TTGCCTTTCAAGTTATTAGCTATACTGTGTTAAAAAGTAAATCACACAAATGTAAAAATTATTATGTATTCAGAGAAGAGCAAAATAGACAGGAAGGAAGTACAGAAGGAAATTCTTGAGATAAAATCTCAAAGTATCTTGCTTCAATTACCTACTTCCTTTGGTAAATCTAAGATAGGCATTGATTTGGCTTTAAGGGATAACCCCAGTAGCATACTTATAGTAATTCCAAGGTTAGTCCTGATAAATAACTGGAAAGAGGAGTTTATCAAATGGGGACTTGAATCTTGGGTTGAAAGAGTACAATTCAGTACTTATGTTGGGTTGAATAAACATGTAGAGGAAGAATGGGATTGTGTAATCTTTGACGAAGTACAGCACATGTCAGAAAGATGCAGGGAATTTGTATCTACTATGACTATATATCATTCTATCATGCTTTCAGCTACAGTTACCAGAGATATGAAGTGGGAACTAAGTCAGTTGTTTCCTGATTTTCAGTGTTATACAGTGAAGATGAAGGAAGCTATAGACAATGAAATTCTTCCTGACCCTAAAGTATTTCTAATTCCTCTTGAACTGGATAATACACATGCTGTACATACTATGATTGAACATCCTAAGGCTAAGATTGTCAAGGAATGTCTATATAAAGACAGATGGCAGTATCTTAAGGATAAATCTATTCAAGTGCATATTAAGTGCACTGAGTTACAGTATGTGATAGAGTTAGGAAGCAAGATAGAGTTCTGGAAGAAACAATATATGAGGACAAGGAATGAAGGAGTAAAGACAAAATGGTTATTCCTTGCAGGTCAAAGGCTCAAATTCCTTTCACAATTAAAGAACCCTATTATCTTATCTCTTCTGGAGAAGCTGAAATCAGAAAGGGTACTTACATTCTGTAGTTCTATTGAGCAGACAGAAATATTAGGGGAAAACTGTATTAACAGTAAGAACAAAGAATCCTCTATAGTACTTGACATGTTTAATCATAAGGAGTTGGACCACATCACAGCGTGTAATATGTTGAATGAAGGTATGAACCTTGTAGATTGCAGAGTTGGTTTATATGCTAATCTGAACAGTAGTGATATTATCATCAAACAAAGATTGGGTAGAATACTCAGGCACAAAGACCCCATCATTATTATCCCATACTTTAGTGGTACAAGGGAAGAGGAGTTAGTTGAAAAGATGCTTGAGGATTATAATCCAGAGTTGGTTGTGAAAACAAATTTAAGTGAAATAAAAGTATGAGAAACAGAGTTAAGATTACTAAAGCAAACTACATTGTAAATCCTGAAAAGAAGGTAGTAGTTTGTGTTCTGGAGTGTGATATGCAGTTGTGTAAGCATCCTGCATGGGATCATATTTATTTTAATATGTGGGCTAATCTTCCACTTGTAGATAACAGAGGCACATTCAAAGTGAGGGCTATTGCAAGATGCAATGAAGAAGATGCCTTTAATGAAGAAGCAGGTAAGAGGATTGCAGAATCCAGAGCAAAAGGTAAAGCATTTGCTACTGCTGCAAAGGTTTATAAAGAAATTGAGAAATATTTCTTGAACTGTGCTGCACTTGTGAATGAATCTGTGGAGGCTTGTGAACAGGCTGTGAAAGTTGAGAAAGCTCATGTTGAATTGCTGATTGGATAGGAGTATGACAATCTCATTGAATGACAAGGTTATTAAAAAGAGTGGGGTTTCTCTTGGAGAGGTCTTACTTATGATAGCTATTCAAAACAATGTAGATTTCAATGCTGCTGAAAGTGAGTTGAAGAAAAAAGGACTTATCAGTACAAGTTATGATAGGGAAACACATCTTCCTGTAGGGTTATTTGTAACTTCTATGGGAAATAATGTGGTCAATAATATCATTCTTGATTCTGATAAGTCTGTGGGGACTGATGACTTCAATCAAAGAATTGAAGCATTAGTACCTCAACTTCAATCCATTTATCCAGAAGGAAAGAACTTCAACAATCAGTATTGGAGAGGGAATAAAACTGACATTAAGAGGAAGTTACAGACTTTCTTTAAGAAGTATGGGAATGATTACACTGATGAACAAATCATAAATGCAACTCAAGCCTATGTTTCTGGCTTCAATGGAGAGTATAAGTTCATGAGATTGCTTCAATATTTCATTTGGAAAGAAGAGGTAAAGGATGGTACTAAAGTACCTATCTCAGAACTGGCTAATTACATTGAGAATGCAGACCAAACCAATGAAATGAGTGTTGATTGGACATCTACATTAAACTAAAAGAGCTTATGGTTTTATATGGAGATATATTGAATAGTTATGGAAGAGAAGGATTCATTTGATAGAGCACTGGAGAAGTTAATACTCCGAAGGCAGAGGATACTGGATGGCAAGATAAATTGTATTCCATTGTCTTTCCCAAGATTAAGAGCATGGCTCCCCGGAATAGAGAAAAGAAGATATAACATTATTACTGCAAATCAAAAGGTAAAAGCTAACTAATTTATTTAATCTATTGTGTAATTGGAAATATTGTTTTATGTTTGCACTGACAAATATATTATAATATGGAGAAAATAACAAGAGATTTAAAAGTATCAGGTATTTATTGTATAGAAAATAAGTTGAATCATAAAACTTACATAGGAAGTTCAAAGAATCTTTATCAAAGGTTATTGAAACACTTTGCCTTATTAAGACATAATAAGCATGAAAATGCTCATTTGCAAAGTGCTTGGAATAAATATGGTGAAGAAAGTTTTGAATGGTTCATATTAGAGTTTTGTGATAAATCTATATTGACTGAAAGAGAACAATACTGTTTAGATTTATTAGGAGGAGAATATAATATTACTAAGAAAGTAGAAAGGAATATCCTATCCAAAGAGTCAAGGATAAAACAGGGAGAGACAAGGAGAAGATTACATCAAGAAGGAAAACTTGATTTTAATTTTAACCCTGTTACTTTGTATGTTTATGACTTAGATGGAAATCTGTTATTTGAAAATCCTTTGGGATTGAAAGATACAGCTACTAAATTAGGTATCTCTCCTTCAAGTATATGTAGGGTAACTAATGGAACTTATCAACAATGTAAGGGCTATAGGTTTTCTTATAAACTTGAGCAGTTATCACCTCTTGAAGTTAAATCTAACAAACAAAATACCAAATACAATAATTATAGGCACTGCCCTACTATAGAGTAATCTATAGATGTAACACCTGAATATCCTCGGAAGCTAAGTCAAGAAATTGATATGCCAACTTGAGGAGGCATAGGCTATACCTTGAGTATAGATTCAGCCCCAGAGACTAAATGCAGGTGCTCCTATTTAATAATAGGATGAAGACATAGTCCAGACCACAAAACATGATGCTTTGCTGTGGCTTTCAACTGTGGTTAAAGTCATGTGTAGTGAAAACTATAGTGGTATGAGGAAAATCAAAACTTGCTGACTATATGCTTGTTTATGAACCCTTCTTCTATGCAATTGAGCACCCTGACCAACTAAGGTTGAAGATACTCTATTTTACCCTTGAAATGGGTAAGGAAGAAAAGTTCTATGAGTTCTTATGCCACCTATTATATAGGCTTGATAAAATAAGAATAAGTCCAACTGACTTGAAGAGTACTTCTGCTGATAGACCAGTTCCTCAAGAGATATTAGACTTACTTGCATCTGAAAGATATGTGACATATATTCAGAAGTTTAAGGAGACTGTAATCTATATTGACTCTGAGAGAAATCCTACAGGTATTAATAAGTATTGTAGGAATTTTGCTTTGAGTAGAGGAAAGTTCCACTTCAAGAAGGTTATCATGAAGAATGAAGCTGGGCTTGAGGAGGAGAGAGATGTAATAGACTATTATGAACCAGATGATAAGGATGAATATGTAGAAATTATCTTAGACAACTATTCAAATCTTATGCAGGAGAGTGGTATGAATAAAATGCAGACTATTGAGAAGATGAGTAAATATTTCATCACTCAAAGAGACCAGTTTGATTTTAATATCACTGCAATCCAGCATCAAGCTCAGGCTCAGGAAGGAATTGAAAATCAGAAGTTGAATAAGATGATGCCTTCATCTGATGGTCTTGCAGATTGTAAGACTACCACAAGGGATGCAAATCTTGTGCTTGGTTTATATAGTCCATTTAAGTATGGTCTAAGGGAATATGAAGGTTATGATGTGACCAAATTCAAAAACAACATCAGGTTTATGCAAGTTATTGAGGATAGAGATAATGGAGCAGGAGGTCAAATATGTCCACTGTTCTTTGATGGAGCAGTGAGTACATTTACTGAGCTTCCACTACCCAATAATAAGCCTGAACTGGAAAGATGTCTTGAGTATATTGAGACAGTTGTAAGAAGGAGGACTAACTATACTTTCATGAATGTCTCTATAAGAAAAGCCAGAGTGAGAAAGTGGAAGATGAATTTGCATAGGTTAGTTAAATTGATTACCTTTGCAGACTAAAATTTTAAATAAGAAGAATGAAAGCATTGATTTTAGCTAAGTCAGGTTTTGGTAAATCAACCTCTATTGGGGAGATACCAGAGCTTGGATTGAAAGGGTTGGACCCTAAAGTAACTTATTTGATAAGTTGTGTGAATAAACCTTTACCTTTCAGGGGTGGTGGAAGTAAGTACCAAGTTACTACTCTTAAGGAGATTGGTAAAGGTAACAGAATTATAACCAATGATGCCAAAGAAGTTGCTCAAATCATTGAGATGTTAGCCAGCCCACAATCTCCTTTCACCAATATAGTACTGGATGATATGAATTATATCAGTCAGGATTTCTATATGAAGAATGCAATGAAAGGTGGTTGGGACACTCCTAAACAGATTGGTTATGGAATGGGGTTAATCTTTGATGCAATCAATCTTGTACCAGAAAACAAGAACATGATTTGTCTTGCTCATTATGAAGAGTATAAAGACAAGAATGGTGATAGTATCTCCTATAAATATAAGAGTACTGGTAACATGGTTGATTCATATATTACTCCTGAGGGTAAGTTTGAAGTGGTTCTTTATGGTAAGTCTTCTTTTGATTCTAAAGAGAAGAAATCCATCAGAGAATTTGTTACCAATGATGATGGAGTATATCCTGCAAAGAGTCCTGTCGGCATGTTTCCTCTATATATTCCCAATGATTTGGGTCTTGTAGTTGAGAAAGCACAGGAATACTATGGGTAGAGATGAAGTAGTCAGGATTAGTAGGCTTGTAGCCTTTGGTGGACTGACTGAAATGGACATAAATATTCTGTTGATGAATTACTGTTTGGAGCATAGTAAGCCTTATTATGAAACAGCAGTATTCGTCACTATTCTCTTGAAACAGGGGATATTCGAGCCTTTCTTTATAGAGGCATTAGAGTATTATGAAAAGAAATACACCATAAATAAACTTCAAAGCAAGCCCAATGAAATAGGGCAAAGACAAATAATTTTTATAAATTAAACATTATGAAAGAGTTAAGTAGATTTGAGTTGGCTATTGTTAAAAGAACAGCCCAGAACACTAAGAGTTTGAGAGCCAAAAGGGACAAACTGGTAGAGAAGATTGAGAAAGCACAGGAAGAACTGGGTGTAATCAATGAAGCCATTGAAGGCTTTGAGGCTCCTATCAAGACTATGACTGGTGGCTTCACTTCTGAGGAAGTTCTTGCTGGTATCATGGCAGTAGCAGAAGCAACAGAAGCAGCTCCAGAAGGAGAAGTTTCAGAAGAAGCTGTAGTTGAGGTAGAAGTACCTGCATCTGAGGCAGTTGCATTGGCAGAGGAAGTTGCAACAGAGACTTCTGTAGCTGTAAATCCTTTTGGAGAAGGTGATGATGAAATGCCTTTCAAAGATTAATCACACAAAATCAGTAATTTAAGATGAAGAATTTAAACAAAAGTTTCATGGCTGTGAAGGTAGGTAAAGAATCAGTTGAAGGTTCTTTCAAGATGTACAAAGGTATGGCTGCATTCAATATTGTGGCTGTAAATCCTACTAAAGCAGAGTTGGAGGCTCTTACAGGCAGAGAGCTTGAGAATGAGCCTGAGTATGTTGGTAAAACTGATGAAGGTAAGGAACAGGTAAGGGTGGTATTCTATGCAAAGACTGCTCCCGAGGCTAAGTTGAACAATGGCATTGAATTGCTTGTTCCTATCAGCTTTATGCTGACTAAGGATTACAAAGTTGGTCAGAATAGTGGCAAATATCAGATTATTGATAAGTTTGGTAGAACTGCATGGGCTACAAAAGAAGAAGTACAGTCCAAGTCTATTCCACAATACTCTTCTGGACCAGCCAATATCAGTGCTGACTACAGACTTGCATGGCAAGGTGAGGAATTCTTGGTTGATTTCCTTATTCAGTGGTTGAATATTCCGGGTCCTGCTGTATATAAAGACAAGGTTTGGGTGATGAAAGAGAACACTGATGACAGTGAGGTTTCTCTTGATATGGCAGCCCTATTCAAAGGTGATGTAAAAGAGCTTAAAGAGCTTGTTACTCTTGCTGCTGCTTATATAGTTAAAGGTGCAGTAGGTATCAGAACTGTGGATAATGAAAATGGTACAAGACAGTATCAGGCTGTATTCACAAGGAAGTTTGCAAAGAATGCTGTAACAGATTATAGCAAGATTGATGCTGCAATCACAGAGTTCCAGAATGCAGGTGGTGCTCCGGGCACTGAGTTTTCTACTCAACCTTTGCATGAAAATGTAGTGGAAGCTACTTCATTTGCTGCACCTGCTGCTGACAATGACCCATTAGGAGCAGCAACAGCTCCTACAGCAACTCCTTGGGGTTAATAATATTGTAAAAAAAAAAGTTTATTACTATGGCTGTTAGTATTGGTAAACCTAATATCAGATTAGAAGAGATTTTATCAAAGGTATCAGAACTTGATGTCCTGAACCATTATTTTGGGGTGAGTAATATTCCTTGTATAATCAGTTCCCCTTTAAGGACTGATAACCATCCATCCTTTGGTTTTTATAGCATAGATGGTCAAAAGATACATTGGACAGACTTTGCTACAAAAGATAAAGGAGGAACATTTGATTTATTAGGTAAGTATTGGGGGGAGAGTTACAATGATGTGCTTGCACATGTTTGGGAGGACTTATCCAGGATTACTAAGACTAATGGCTATAGTGCATCAGGTAAACCTAAAGTTGTCACTACATTAGGGTTATACAAATCTAACCTTGATTTACAATGTAAGACAAGAGAATGGAGAGAGTATGACCTTGAGTATTGGGCTTCATTTGGCATCACTTTGGAATGGTTGAAATATGCTGACATCTATCCTATATCCTATAAAATAATCATAAAGGGAGAAACCAGAATGGTCTTTCCAGCAGATAAATATGCTTATGCTTATGTAGAATATAAGGAAGGAAAAGTCACTTTAAAGATATATCAACCCTTCAATCAGAAAGGATACAAGTGGTCCAACAGACATGATAGGTCAGTAATTAGCTTATGGACTAAAGTACCTGAATTTGGGGATAGGATATGTATCTGTTCCTCAATGAAAGATGCTTTATGTCTATGGGCAAACACTGGAATACCTTCTCTTAGTGTGCAGGGAGAAGGATATACTATGAGTGAAACAGCCATAAATGAATTAAAGAGAAGGTATAAGAAGGTGTATATTATCTTTGACTCAGATGAGGCTGGTATTAAAGATGCACAAAAATTAGAAGAAATTACAGGATTTACTAACTTACCCTTACCTAAAACAGATAAGGGTAAGGATATTTCGGATTTATACTATTATTATGGAAAGGAGTTTTTATGCAAGACTATTCAAGAAATGTTGAAGAGAGTTGGAGACCAGTTATAGGTCATGAGGGGAGATATGAGGTAAGTAATTTAGGTAGAGTGAGAAGTTTACTAACTAACAAAATTCTAAAACAAAGTAAAAATAACTCTGGTTATCTTGTTGTAGGATGTAGTACCAAAAGTAGAAGTGGTAATAAATTAGTTCATAGACTTGTTGCTGAATCTTTTATTCCTAACCCATTAAATTTGCCTCAAGTAAACCATATTGATGAGAATAAGGAGAATAACATAGCCTCAAATTTAGAATGGTGTACTTCAAACTACAATAGACATTTTGGGACTGGTATTGAAAGAATCTCCAATAGTAATAAGATAACAAAGAAAGGTCAAGGTTTAAAACCTGTAATTAAGTGTTCTTTATCTGGGGAAGAATTAGAACATTTTAATTCTATAGAGGAAGCCACAATCTCTATGGGAAGTAAGAACTTAAGTAGCATTAGTAATGTTCTACATGGTAGAAGATTACAAGCTTTTGGGTTCAAGTGGAAATTTAAAGAATAAGAATCATTAACAAAAAAAAAAAGCATTATGGAAACAAATGGTAATTTCAGAAAGGTTACAATTATAAACAACAAAACTCAGTCTCAAAAAGTTATTCAGGCATCTACTGCAACTACACTGGGTGAGTTGAAAAGAGAAATGAGAGAAGCAGGTATTGAATATGAAGGAATGACATTCTTTGAAGGTCATTTGAGAGCAGAATTGAAAGATGATGCTTCTATCCTTCCTACCAACATTCCTTACAAAGGACAGGTAGTAAATGATTTGACATTCCTGCTGACTGCACCTGAAAAGAAAATCAAGTCTGGTGCAATGTCAAGGGCAGAAGCCTATAATGCAATCAAAGCAAGAGGCTTGCAGGATGAATGTGTAAAAAGGTTTGGAAAGAACTTCACTATGTGTAAAACTCAGGACTTGATTGACCTGTTGAAGGAAGATAGTGTTCTTAAAGAGAAAAAGAGAGAGGTTGTAAAAGAAAAGCCCGCAAAGAAAGAAGTAGCAAAAGAACCTGTAAAGGAGGAGAAAGTAGTGGAAGCTGCTGCTTCCTCTGAGGGTGATGTTGCTGGTGCTCTTGAAATCTTACTTGAGGACCTTTATGGTTCTGATGTAATTGAAGAGGGAACCTATGACAGGGCTATGGCTGTATTGAAAGGTACAACCTATTCTGCACCCGAAAAGATGTCAAGGTCTGAAATCAACAAGATGTTTGACTTTGTTCATTAAGTAGAAACCAGTGAGAGAGGAGGCTGAATAAGCCTTCCCCCTCATTTTTTTTATCATGCAATGACCGAAGAAATAAAGAAACAAGTCCATGAACTACATGATAGTATCATGGAAAGACCAAATCAAATCCTACAGTGCTTTCAAGACTTCTTTGGTGAGGGGAGAGTAGAAATGCAGGGTTTTTACACTAAGGATGAATTATATACATATCTTAGTAGAACCCCCTTGGGAACATTCATGGAATGGAGTAATATAGTAAATTCTCCTGCTTACCAAAACATGAATAAAGAGGACCGAGACTTAGTAAATCTCTTTTGGACAGCAGAAGGTGCTAATAATGAAACTGTTGTAAGTGACTCTGCATTGGCTAAATATTTCTTGCCAATAATAAAGGAGAAGATTGCTAATACTATGTTCAATAACTTATTTATTCTTATTTATTTTCCTACAGTAAGGATTACAAATGAATATGATAAGTATGTAGATATTAAGGAGTTATGGCTTAAAGTTCCTTTCAATTGGATGGGAAAAGGTAAGGGATATTTTGGAGTGAATAGGTCTAATTATCCACTAAACCAATTCAAGAATGGATATATGCACAGCCATGTATCTTCTATTCCAACAGAAGACTTTGAGAAGTTTCAGACACCTTGTACTGGTAGAGGACCTATCAATTCTTCTCTTTCTACATTAGCTATAGGATATGATGAAGCCATTTGGCAGTTATTATGTCTGGAGCTTGACAGGTATGTAAGAGTAGAATCTATTGATGGAGTTCCACACCATAGGCTTGAGAATATTCCTGTATCAGAGATGGGAGATGCTAAGGACAAATTCTCTATGCAATCCCTTAGAGGTGTAATTCCTCGGAGTGGTATCTTTGGAAGAGAACAATTCAAGCCATTCATTAAACACCTTCTGGAGACTAAGAAGATTAGGTTCAACTATAGTAATGGAAGTTATGGGATAGGAATGTCCTTCATTGATACAGTGGTTCTTATCAGTAATGAATTCATTAGCTGGTATAATACTGAATATAACAAGCATACTTTTGATATTAGTTATGCTGACCTTGTTAGTGAGGGTATCATCAATGAATGTATCATAACCAATGGTAAAGTCTATATACCAAGAGCAGTGAGAAGGAATCGTAGTGATGACTATCAGAGATATGTAGGAAGGAAAATCTGTACATTCAAAGGTAGGGAAATTACCTTGACTATTGATGGAATACTATCCTCAGAGGAGGAGTCTCTTAATAGAACAAGGATACTGAATTTACAATATATTGAAGCTATTGTATGTAGCATGTTGAGAATATTAAATTATGGATATGGAAGAGAAGAAAGAAGTGAAACCAGTGCTGGAGTTAGTCCACAGACAGGATATATTTAAGATTGTCATTCCAGCAGAGGTTGAGAAAAAGATAAGATTTTTATGCAAGAACATCTGGGATGTAGAATGGTCAGGTGTCTTGTTCTATAAAGTTGAGGGAGCTTTTGAAGATAAATCCCTAACTATCAGATGTGTGGATTTGTTCCAAATGGACATTGGTACAAGTGCATATACTGAGTTCAATGTATCTCCTGATATGGCTACATACATGGTAGACCATCCTGAATTATTGGAAGAGGGGATATATCAAGGATTAATCCATAGCCATAATAACATGGCTACTTTCTTTAGTGGTACTGATACAGCAACTCTAAGTGCAGAAGGTAATGATATGGCTCACTTTGTATCCTTGATTGTGAATAATGCAGGTAAATATACTGCGGGTGTTACAAGGAAGTACAAATGTGTACAGACTGTATCTGAGAAATACACCTATCCTACTTGGAATGGTGAAGTGAGAGAGGGAGTAGAGACCTTTGATATTGAAGAAGAGAAACTTGAATGGTTCAATTTGGATATAGTATTTGAGAATGCAACTGATGACTTTGAGACTGAAATGATGGAAAGAATCAAGGAAATCAAAGAGTCTAAGAAGAAAGTTGTAACTCCTGTATATAAGGGCTATCCCCAGTATGGTAACTATGGAAAGAACATTGCCCCAACTAAGGAGGTGGGGAGTACATCTCCTATAGATAAAGATAAATACTATTGGGAAGAAGGAAGAGGCTGGTATAAAGCTAAGCAATTGCCTGTTAAACAAGGTGAATTACCTTTTGACCAGCCTGAGGAAGAGAATCTTGACATTCCTTATGGTGTTGTAACAGTAGATGAAGATATAGTTCAATCTATTGTGAGGCAACTTGTTACATCAAGTATTATCATTTCAAATGAAAGTGCAGTTGATGTCAAGAAGTGGGCTAATTCTATGGAGAGTCTTTATAGAAGGAGATTTGGAACTGTCAAAGAGTTTGAATACTTTGCATCAAACTATGTAGATTACCTTATTAATTATACCTATGATGGTGATGTTATGGCAGTCATTAATAATGATGATTCTGTCATGGCTGCATTATTGGCTCATGATGTAAGGGAAGAACTCAAGAAACTGCCAAAGAATCCTTGGTTAAGTGTTTATATCAAATTAATGGATGATTATATTTATTAATTATGGAAGATGAAGTATTAGAAAGTGCTGTAAACCAAATGGTTGGTGAATATTTGGAAACTGTTCATTCAGAGGCTCCAGTAGAGATTGATGAACAAGGAGAAGCATTACTTGAAGCTGCATTAGCTGCTGAGGAAGTAGTGGTTCCACCTAATTCAGGTAGTTTGCTTGTAGATGAAGCTACAAGTAGATTCAGTGGAGCTATCTGGTATAGTGCCATTCAGTCTAAAGTTATTACATTAGCTGGTGTAGGTGGTATAGGAAGTTATGTTGGTTTCCTACTTGCAAGACTTAAACCTGCTGGATTATATTTATATGACCCAGATATAGTTGAACAGGCTAATATGTCTGGTCAATTATATGGTAGTGGTGACTTAGGACAAGCAAAGGTTAGCTCCCTTCATAGGATGTTACAAGTATATGCAAACTACTATAACAGTGTAACATATCAAGAAAGGTTTACTGCTGAGAGTGAAGCTACAGATATTATGATTTGTGGCTTTGATAACATGGAAGCAAGGAAACTGTTCTTTGATGCTTGGGAAGATAGACTAATGGCTAAACCTGAGGAAGAGAGAGGTAAAATGTTGTTTATTGATGGTAGGTTGGCAGCAGAAGAATTTCAAGTCTTTGCTATTCAAGGCAATGATACAAGAGCTATGAGAGAGTACAGAAGTAAATGGTTGTTCAGTGATGCAGTAGCACATGAAACTATCTGTAGTTACAAACAGACAACCTTTATGGCAAATATGATTGCATCAGTAATGGTTAATCTGTTTGTAAACTTCGTGGCTAATGAATGTAATCCTATTATAGATAGGGATGTACCTTTCATGACTCAATATTCTGCTGATACAATGTACTTTAAAGTAGAAATGTAATGGCAATAAGTGCACAATTAAACATTCAACTTCATAATATATTCCTGGATAGAGGTGCTATTCAATTCCCAAACTATATTAAACCCCATCTTGCCTTTGAAAACAATAATGTATTCAATCTATTCTTAAGAGTAGATATTAGTGGACCAGAGATTGATGTTCCATTAATGTGTAAGTACAAGGTTGAGGAAGGGTTATTGAGTAACTACAATCAGCCTAATAGTTTAAAGGAAATGGCTGTTTCTTTATTTGAGAATAGTTATCCTCAATCAAGAAGAACTGCAAATGCAATCTTCAAGACATTTCAGATGAATGATACAAGAGACAGGCTTATGAAGATTACAACTAACAATGGTGAGGTGTATTATGGTGGTAATGGTTATATTCTTGACAAAGATTATAACCTATTAATACTGTACACACTTCATGGAGTTATAGGTGAAGATAGGATTCTACACTACAAAACTGGTAGAATCTATGTGAATCCAAAGGTCTTTGTAAGCAATGGTCTGATTGAGAAAGGCATCATTAAAACAGTCATTCCTGCATTTGTACAGGAGGGTATCATGGTAGATACAAGCAGCTTCGGAGTTACTGCTCAGGATATTAATACTTATATAAGGAATTCAAATAGCTCTCTTACTCAAGTAATTAAGCCATTGCCTGAGATAATAGTAGCTGATGTGACTGATAGGTTTATAGTAAGACCTAAAAAGCCTACTCCCTCTACATTCAACAATGATACTATGAATGATTACCTTCTGGAGCATCTTGATGAGGTTGTAAAAATGACCTACATACCATGACACTTGAGGAATATTTTGGTGGATGGGTAAGGGTTATAGATATAAAGGAACTAAATAAGGTAGTAGGACAGGTAAGTTTAATTAAAAGAGACTTGCTTTGTCCTGCATATCCTGATATATTTAAGGCTTTTAATCTGTGCCCTTACAACAACCTTAAAGTTGTAATGATAGGACAGGATTTTTAGAGGATAACTATAAATAATTAACTTAAACTATTGCAATGTTAGGTCAAATACCTTATCTTTGTATTATTAAATTTTTAGATGATATGAAGAATTATAAAGAATTAAAGGTAGAAAGTGACTTAAAACAGTTATTGATTGGTAGTTTATTAGGTGATGGTTGTTTTTGTTCAGTAGGAGGAAATACTAAAAACATGTGTTTAAGTATAGCTCATTCTGAGAAGCAAAAGGAGTATTTGGAATATAAACACTCTATATTAGACAAATATGAATTAGCTTCCCCTATTATACAATATAGAATAAACAATAGTAGGTATAGTAGAGAATTAACTGGATTTAGGCTTAAATCAAGACTACATCCTATTTTCACAAATATTAGAATGAAGTATTATGACTTAGAGGGTCATAAAAGAGTTTTTAAAGAATTTGTTGAAGATATAGATGTCCTTGGTTTAGCTATTTGGTACATGGATGATGGATATGTAACAAAGAACTCTTGTGTTTTTTCCACATGTTCATTTACTATTAAAGAACAAGAAGTATTAGCAGAGATATTATTAAGAAAATTTGATTTACATTTTAATGTAGGTGTAATGGATAATAGTATGTACCTTCAAGCAAGGGATTTTCCTAAGTTTATAGAGCTAATTAAATCTCATGTAATACCATCAATGCAATATAAGTTAGTTACTTATAGTAAAAAGGGTTCTGTATAAATTGGGTGAATTGCTGGAACATCTTATATTAATAAGACAATCAGCAGCCAAGCTCAGGAAGTGCTTTTAAGTACTGAGAAGGTTCAGAGACTAACAGGTGAGTAGCACAGACAATAAGCCTGACAAGAGTGCCCAACACAATAAATTGTGAAGATATAGTCCGAACTATATGGTGACATATAGAACTAATAGATAAAGAGCTATTAGGATAACAAAATTACCTTATCCTCAAAAGGATGTGGCTACTGGTGTCTTGTTTGGGAACAAGGAGGGGACTAAGTTGTCTCCTTCTCTTGAAATAGTTAAAGAGGCTTGTATTAATTTTGAAATTCCACATAATGGTATTATCTTTGACCCCACTTTAGAGAGTTGGGCTAAACAAGGAGTACTAATGATTAATTCTGCATTGACTTGTGAGGTGAATAAAGTAGGTAGCCACACAATGATGTGGAGACCTTTCATGACCAAGTTACTAAAGAATTTATCAGAGTGGCAGACTGGTATTATATATATTCTATTTGGTGAACAGGCTAAAACACTTAAGCCTTATATCAATAAGAATACCAATATAATACTGGAAGAGAAGCATCCTGCATACTATGCAAGGCAAGAGGAAAGGATGCCTTCTACTGTATTTCAAGAGGTTAGCAAATCAACTAAAGAAAAGTATGGAGAGTCAATTATATGGTTCTCAGAGTATTAATGTACAAAAAAAAAAAGTATGAAGAAACTTATTTTTGTGGAAACTGGTAAGGAAGTGGAAATGGGCAGAACAATTGCCTTTGGGATGAACAGTGCTTATGGTTTTATTCCATTTTATACTGCAACTATCTGTGAAGAGAGTATTCCATTTCTTATTGAAGAGGGTGTAATCAAGGAAGTTGAGGAGAAGGTTGAAGAGGAGGGAACCCATATTGACCCTTACTTCTATATAGAACATCTTGCAAAGAGGGTTCATTGGAACAAAGACAATTTACAGAAGTATCTTGCAAACCTTTATACAATTTATCCCGCTGCTGTTCTTTCAATTATGTTGAGAGAAATAGCCATTGTTATGGATGAAAAGTATAAGAACCATATTGAGAATAGCAAGGAGATTTATGTAATCAGCACTCTCAGTGGGGAAATAACAAAGGTCAAGGACTTGGACAGAATCAAGAACTTCAAGAATTTTGCTGCATTCAGGACATTGGATGATGCTCTTGCAGCTAAACATATCTTGAGAGACCCTATGAAACAAATGTTTAAAAGAGGTGGAAAACAGAAGAATTAGAAATGCTACTCCAGAAGAGTATGGTAATATAAAGTTTAAATCCAAGATTGAGGCAATGGTCTATAGGACCTTGCTTCAACATGGGTTTGAGCCTGAATATGAAACTCATACTTACACAATCTGGGAAGGATTTAGACCTACTGTACCTTTTTACACCCGTAATAAAGCTAAGGCTACAATACTAAACCTTAAGAAGCTAATTAATATTACTTATACCCCAGATTTCTACATGGAGTATCAAGGATTAAAGATAATAATTGAAGTCAAAGGTCAGGTCAATGATGTGTTCCCTTACAAATTCAAGATGTTTAGGAAACATATAGAAGATTTGCCAGATAGAGAAAATTATCTTATCTTTGAGGTCTTTACTAAGAAACAACTCTTAGAATTTATTCAAATTATTAAAGATGAAGCCAATAGAAAGAATGAGGAAATTGCTCAGCAGTTTACCAAAGAGTGATATAACTTTAGGTGAACAATTCATTCAGAGCAGAGATTTTGAGTCACTCAAGGACTTAGTGGATTCAGCAATCTACAAGGTTAGGAAGCACAAAGCCAGAAAAGATGAAGAAGTGCCACCTAAGCAAGAGTATCTTGATGTGGACTTGACAGAGTTAAGTAATTTAAAGGCTGAGGTAGATGTGTATTTAACCCAGCTTGAAGTTCCCAGTAATGAATGGGAAGAAGACTTAGAGGATGATTATGATTATGGAGAAGAGTATTAAAGAACTATCTTGGAATGTAACAGAGGAAGAATACAGGAAAGACCCTGCAATCAGCTATAGTACATTATCAAGATTTGAGAGGGAAGGTTGGAGAAAGATAGGTTCATTATTTGATAAGATAGAGACACCTGCATTACAGTTTGGAAGTGCAGTGGATTGTATGCTTACTGATGGTGAACAGGCTTTCAATGACAGGTTTATTGTCTGTGAGTTTCCTAACTTATCAGATAATTTAATCACTATTACAAAGGTACTGTTCTCAAAGTATGGAGATACTCACAGAAGAGTAGATACCATTGATGATGATATTATCAGTGATGTGGCTGTTGCCAATAGCTACTATGCAGGGGATTCTTATAGGGCACTCAGAATTAAGAAAGTAAAAGAAAGCTGTAATGAATATTATAGTTTACTTGCACTTGCAGGAGAGAAGACTATCTTGTCTCAAAGGGATTATAATGATGTAATGTCTTGTGTAAATGAGCTTACAAGTAACTCAGTTACAAAGGATTTCTTCTTTACTGACCCTTGGGATAGTAGTATTGAGAAGGTATTTCAGCTCAAGTTTAAAGCTGAGTGGAATGGAATACCAGTCAGATGTATGTTTGATGAATTGATTGTTGACCATGTAAATAAAGTGATATATCCTATAGACTTAAAGACTACAGGGCATCCAGAGGAGGAATTTGATGGGTCATTTGCTACATGGAGATATGATATTCAAGCCAAGCTATATACATATATCCTTCAAGAGTGCATTAAGAGAGACCCTTATTTCAGTCAGTTCAAGATTCAGCATTATCAATTTGTTGTAATCAATAGAAGGACAATAGCCCCTGTCATTTGGGAATTTCATGGGAACTTTGGTATGGTGGATTTAAAGGATGAAGAAGGTAAGATTTATAGGGATTGGAGAAAGATTCTCTCAGACCTTAATTATTATCTTGGTAATCCTAATCTGAAATATAGTAAGGAAGTAATGGAAAATGATTGTATTATGCAAATAAAGAATTTAGTACCAGCATGACAGTAATTAAAAGAGATGGTAGTAAGGAAGACTTTAATGTTGAAAAGATTGCATCAGCAGTTGATAAAGCATTCAAGTCTGTGAATCAAATAACTCCTGTGGCAATACATGAAGCTATAGTAAATTTGTTTAAGGATAGAGATATTATAGGTGTGGAAGAGATTCAGGATGAAATTGAGAAGTTGTTAATTCAGCACAACTGTGCTTCTGCTGTAAGAGCATATATTCTCTATAGAGAGAAACATAAGGAGGCAAGAGAAATCAATGACAGGCTGAATTACATGGAGAAATACAGTAAGTCAAATGAGAATGCAGCAGCTTCATCAGAGACAGATGCAAATGCAAATGTAACTATGAAGAATGTAGTGACTCTTGAATCTGAGGTTCCTAAAGTCAAAAACAGGGTTATTCAGAGAATGAGGATGAAGAATAAGCTGAATATATTGTTTCCAGAAGTGGCTAAAAAGTATGAGGAGGATATTAACCATCATATTATTTATATCCATGATGAAGCAAGTTCAGCAGTTCCAAAGAACTATTGTGAAGCAGTTTCATTATATCCTTTAGTGGCAAATGGTATCAAAGATATGGATGGAGTAACTCCTAAGACAGCTAATCATTTGTCAAGTTTCTGTGGACAATTTAATAACCTTGTGTTCTTATTGTCAGCTCAATGCAAAGGTGCTGTAGCTTTTGGAGAGTTCTTTAACTACTTTGATTATTTCTGTGTCAAGGACTATGGTCCTGAATATCACTTGAAGGAAGAAGTATATGCAGATTCTGAACATGTGATGGACAGAAAGACTATAGGACAGAAGATTGAAGCAGCATTTCAGACTATTGTTTATTATATCAATCAGCCTGCACAGAACAGAGGATGGCAGTCTCCTTTTACTAATGTGAGTTACTATGATAAGTATTATTGGGAGGCTTTATTTAAAGACTTCTATTTCCCTGATGGAACACAACCTTCATGGGAAAGAGTATCTTATCTTCAAAAGAAGTTTATGCAATGGTTCAATGAAGAAAGAACTAAAGCTATGCTGACATTCCCAGTAGAAACTATGGCTCTGTTGACTGATAAGAATGGCAACTATATGGATGAAGAATACAAGGACTTTACAGCAGAGATGCACTCTAAAGGTCATTCATTCTTTGTTTATATTAGTGATAACCCAAATGGTTTGGCATCATGTTGCAGACTAAGAAATGAAATTGAGGAGAATGTATTCAGTTTCACTAATGGTCTTACAGGTGTTAAGACTGGTAGTTGTAATGTTATTACCTTGAATATTAATAGGATAGTCCAAGACTACTGTAGGGAACATTATAATGGTCCAGACAGAGAGAGATGGATAAGGGAGTTCAAAGTGTATCTCACTGACATTCTTGAGAGAGTCTATAAGTACCATATAGCTTATAAAACTATCCTATATGAATGGGAAGAGAGAGGTATGTTCAATGCTTCTACTGCTGGTTATATTGGTATGAGAGACTTATTCTGTACTATTGGTATCAATGGTATCAATGAAGCTGCAAGATTCTTAGGAATGAAAGTATCTTATAATGAAGATTACAAGCAATTTTGTAGGTTAATTACTGGTACTATTAGTGAGCAGAATAAATTGCATAATAGTAAGAAGTTCAAGTTTAACACTGAGTTGGTTCCGGCAGAAGGTCTTAGTTCTAAGAACTATAACTGGGATAAAGAAGATGGTTATTGGGTTCCTAATGATACTAAAATCTATAACAGCTACTTCTATAATGCTTGGGATGATAATACAAGTATTCTTGATAGATTTAAACTGCATGGAAAGGAGTTTACAGAGCTTCTTGATGGTGGTGTAGGTCTTCATTGTAATCTTGAAGAACATCTAAGCAAGGAACAATATCTCAAGTTAATGGACTTTGCAGCAGAGAAGGGAACTTCTTATTTCACTTATAACATTCCTAATAGTGAGTGTACTAATGAAAAGTGTCATTATATTACTAAACATGCTATGGATAAATGTCCTAAGTGTGGTTCTCCTATGGAGATTTGGACAAGGGTTGTAGGATTCTTGAGACCAGTAAGTAAGTATGATGAAGGCAGACAATGGGATGCAACTAAAAGAGTGTATAAATGAAATATGTAGATACTAAAATAGTAATGCAGGAGGTTCCTGATGAAATCACCTTAGCCATAAATATAAGTAATTGTCCATGTCATTGTAAGGGCTGCCATAGCCCTTACTTGGCAGAGGATATAGGAGAGGACTTAAGCATTGAAAGACTTACACAGTTAAGTACTGAGGCAGAAGGAATCACTTGTATTGCTTTTATGGGAGGTGATGCAGACCCTAAGAGAGTTAATAGACTTGCTAAATGGGTTAAGGAGGAGCTTGATTTGAATGTAGCTTGGTATAGTGGAAGAGATGCTATAAGTACAGAAATCAATCTTGAAAACTTCGATTATATCAAGGTAGGAAAATATGATGAGTTCTCAGGTCCTCTTAATAGTAGAACTACCAATCAGAGGTTATATAAAGTAGTAAAGAATCAATTATTTGATATAACAAATAGATTTTGGAAAAATGAAGATTAAAGTAAAAGAAATAACAAAAGGTTGTTTTCCTGTAAGAACAGGAGAGGATAAATCAGACTGTTTTGACCTGTGTCTGGCAGAAGATGTGACTTTAAAGAAAGGAGAAGTTTATGTTGCAAAGTTAGGTATTGCAACTGAACTTCCCAAAGGAATGGTAGCTAAGATTTATAGTAGAAGTAGTGCCCCAAGTAAGTTAGGAGTAACTATTGCTAATGGTCTTGGATTCATTGACACTATTTATAATGGTGATACAGATGAATGGAGAGCACCATTATATGCTTATAAGGCTGTAACTATCCCTAAAGGCACAAGAGTATGCCAATTTGAGGTTAAATTATCTCAGTTTGCTACTGTATGGCAGAAATTAAAATGGCTATTATCATCTAAACCACTTCTGGAGCCTGTGGATTTCCTTGGAAATGAAGGTAGGGGTGGTATTGGTAGCACAGGAAAGTAATCACTGAAAAAAAAAACATGAAACATGGAGTTTGTATGGAAAATTGTAGCAATGATAGTGGTACTGGCTTGTGTAGCCATTATTGCAGGAGTTGTTAATCTAATAATGAATAGAAGGAAGATAGACCCTAAAGTAGGAAGGATTTCCTTTAAGGAGTCTATGGATTTGGTTGAACTGCCAATTGTCACATTTATGAATAATGGTAGGAAACTGAATTTCCTTCTTGATACTGGTGCATCTTATTCTTCAATCAATGAGGCTGCTCTGGAAGGGTTATCTTATAAAGAGACTGGAGAGACAGGCTTTGGAATGGGAATTGAGGGTACTGTTAAAGAGGACAGAGGTTATATCAGAATGAATGTGGACTATAGAAGTCAAAGCTATGAGGATGATTTCCAAGTAGTGGACTTAAGTCAGGCATTTGGAATGATTAAACAGGAGTATGGTATTAACCTGCATGGAATCTTGGGTAGTACTTTTTTTCAGAAGTATAGGTATGTACTGAATTTTGATGAATTAGTAGCATATTCAATGGTATGAAAGACTTAATAGAGTTAAAATCAAGAGGAGAGGAACATAACTATCTTAGGAGATTAGTTAAGCCAGATGGCAGTGAGTCACACACTTATATGTTAAAGACTTCTACATATACTATGAGAAGTGGTCTTATAGATAAGAAGAAAAAGTTCATAGACCCAGCAGGAGGTCCAATGATAGTTGAGGGAGAATATCTTGAGGAAGCTGGGGCAGTAGTTAAATCTATAGACCATGTAATGGGTCAAGGTTATGCTATTACCTTTGGAGTCACACCAGAGGAAGAGAAAGAGTTGATTGATGCAATAGTGAATATATGATTTATGTAGTAACTCAACAGATACTACCTGAATCTGACAAGTATGAGATAATATCTCCACAAGCTGCATTATACATGCTTAAATCTCTTAGAAAGGTTGGCTTAGATACTGAAACCAAAGGGTTTGACCCATATACAAAAGAACTCATAATGCTCCAGTTGGGGTGTTATGAGTTCCAAGTAGTCATTGATGTGACTACTGTAAGTCTGAGTTTCTTTAAGGACTATCTTGAATCTGATAGACTATTTATTGGTTGGAATATCAAGTTTGACTTGAAGTTCTTATTCCATCAAAGAGTGGTTGTAAAACAGGTTTATGATGGCTTCTTGGCAGAGAAACTTATGTATATGGGCTTTCCTGCTGGTATTCATTCTATGGCTTTGAAAGCAGCAGGGCAGAATTATCTTGGTGTTGAATTGGATAAGACTGTTCGGGGTAAAGTGATGTGGGCTGGTCTTTCTGAGGATGTTATTGAGTATGGTGCAAATGATGTGAAATATCTGGAAAGGATAATGGATGCACAAGAAAAAGAACTCCAGAAGAGAGGATTAGTTACAGCTCTTGTGTATGAGAATAAGTCTGTTCCTTGGGTTGCATATACTGAATATTGTGGTGTGTTATTAGACAGAAGCAAATGGGAAAGAAAGATGCTTCTTGATAATTTCACTGTCAAAGTATTTGAGGATGCACTCAGTAATTGGGTTATTAATTCAGCTAAGGGGGAGAATTATGCTTATCATTACTTGCAGATAGAAGGATGGGATGACCCTGATGACCTTGAAAAAGCAAGGAAAAAGATGAAGGGTGAAAGATGCCCAGAAGCAGATATTAAAGGACAGGAGAGAGGTTATTGTGAAGCATGGAAAGTTCCTATTGATGCAAGGCTGAGTACCAAATATATAAAGGAAGACCTTCAAGGAGACCTGTTTCTTGGCTTTCAAGACAAGACCCAATGTTTGATTAATTGGGATAGTCCTAAACAAGTAATTCCATTATTCAAATCATTAGGTTTTAATTTGTTGGCTAAAGATAAGGATACTGGTGAATGGAAGGATAGTATTGAGGCAAAAGTAATTGAACCTCAGCAAGATAAATCTACCATTGCATATCTGTATCTACAATATAAGGCAGCCAAGAAGGTTACTTCTACTTATGGTCAGAATGTAATTAACCAGATAAATGAAAAGAGTGGTAGGTTACATACTAACTTTAATCAGTTAGGCACAGATACAGGAAGATTAAGCTCAGGAGGTAAGGATAAATCAAACAATATTGAGTATCTTAACTTTCAGAACTTCCCATCTGATAGTGAGACAAGAGCTTGCTTTGTTGCAGGAAAAGGAATGAAATGGATTTCTTGTGACTATAGTGGACAAGAGTCAAGAATCATTGCAGATGTAACCAATGACCCAGCCATGATTGATTTGTTCAATAATGGTTGTGGTGATATTCACTCTCTGGTAGCCAAGATGTCTTATCCTGAGGTAATAGGTAATTGTCCTATAGAAGAGATAAAGTATAAGTTCAAACATTGGAGAAGTGAAGCTAAGGGTGTTGAATTTGCCATTAATTATGGTGGTGATGCCAACACTATTCATGGTAATAAGGGTATTCCTCTTGTAGAAGCCAATAAGATTTATAATAACTACATGAAGGGTTTTAAAGGTATGAAAGTATATCAGGACAGGCAGAGAAAGTTTGTCATGGAACATGGATATATCATTACTGACTTTTCAAGTGGAAGAAAGGCTTATATCTATGATTATGATATATTAATGGGTATAAAAGCAAGGTTCAATCAAGAGTATTGGGCTACTTATAAACCTTATAAAGGCAAAGAGAATAAGTTGCTTCCTAAACAGGTGAAGAATGAATTATATCAAAGATTTGCCAGAGGAGACAGCTTTAATTCTATGGTAGGAGTATATCATTATACAACCAAAAAAGCAGGAAAAGATACTGTCAGAGAGGCTTATGTAAATATGGCTGATGTGTATGTGCATCCTGTAAGACACTTCTTCAAGAGGAAGTCTGCATCTGAGAAGCAAGCAATCAATTACCCTTGTCAAGGATGTGGTGCTACCATGTTTAAGACTGCATCCATCTTCTTATGGGAATATCTTGTAGAGCATGATTTGTTATTCAAGATAAAACTGTGTATTCCAGCACATGATGAATGGAATATAGAGGTTCCAGAAGATATGGCTGATGAAATGACAGAGGTATTGAAGGATTGTATGAAGAGGGCAGGAGCTTTCTTCTGTAGAAAAGTAGAACTCCCTGCTGAGGGAGAACCAGCAGATTTTTGGATTCATTGATATGGAAATTTGGCAAGTTTTTGTTTTAACAGTGGTGGTGACAGCACTAATTTGTGGTGCTACCTACCTTGCCCACTTGATAAACTGCAAAGAAAAAGAGAGAATCTATGTCTATCCTAAGACTAAAAATCAATACTATGCTAAAGGTGTAGTAAAGATGAAGGACACTGATAGTGGTGAATGGATAGATGCAGTTCTTTATATAAGCCTCAAGAATGGTAATTATTATGTCAGGGATAAGAGGCAATTCCTTGGCAAGTTTGTAACTTTAAAAGAATGGAAAAAGAATGGAGGAAATGATAAAAACAGCAGAAGAACCTAAGTTACCAGAATCAGCTAATCACTTTAAAGAGATAGTAAAAGGAATGATTTCTACTTATGTTAGAAAGAATCATGACTATGGTAATTCCTTTGAAGTATCTATGAATGAAGAGGGTCTTGCTGCTGCAAGAATAAGACTGGGTGATAAATGGCTAAGATTCAAACAGTTATCTAAAGGTGAGAAGGCTCTTGTAAAGGATGAATCTATTAGAGATACATTGCTTGATATGGCTAATTATGCTATTATGACAGTAATGTGGATGGATAATCAGAATAAAACTTGTAAAGCGTGATTATAGCAGTAGATTTTGATGGAACCTGTGTCACACATGAGTTTCCATATGTAGGAAAAGAAATAGGAGCAGCAGAAGTCTTAAAGGAATTGACTGATAAAGGTCATAAGATTATACTGTTCACTATGAGAAGTCATCCTAATGAGATAAACCAGAATAGAACTCTTGATGGGAATATTATTAATAATGATGCTCTACAAGATGCAATAGACTGGTTTAAGAAGCATGATATTCCTTTGTTTGGTGTAAATGAAAACCCAACTCAAAAGGATTGGACTTCATCACCTAAACCTTATGCACACATCTATATTGATGATGCAGCTTTAGGAGTTCCCTTGAAACATAGTTATATTTCTGATAGACCTTATGTGGATTGGGATATAGTCAGATATTATCTTCATGCAAAGAGTATATTATGACAGAAAAACAGGAGAGATGGCAGAAAAGAAATAGGATACTTTGGAGATTAAAAGGGATGAGTATTCCTACATATGGAACCAGTATATTAACTGCTACTGAAATTGAGAAGTTGTCACAAGCTTTTTCTTTAATTAGAGAGGTAGTGAGGGATTCAACTGAGTCAAGTAGAGAGTTAGGTTTCAATGCTATGGAGAGATGTAAGATTTGTGGCAAGTCTATGTATAAAAATGGCTTGTGTAAAAAGTGTTATTCTATAAATTATTAATATGGCAGGACAACAAGGAATTTATTGTGCCCCAAATAATATAGTCCCTAATAGGGATAGGGTAGATGTAGGTTGTGCTCCTGATGGAGCAATGCAACTCTGGGTTATGGAATATGAAGTTACTGGTATAGGTAAGGGATGTGCAATGTGTAAGGCTATTAATCCTCAACAGGCAGAAATGCTCTTGAAGAGTAATGGTATATACAATGGGAGTTCATATCTGTATAAAGTAACAAGAATTGAACAGGTTATTGTACCTCCTTGCAATGGTCTTATGGCTGAGCAAGTGGTAACTTATAAAGATGTAGTATCATGAATAAGAAACTTAGGTTATTAGTAACAACTAAATGTCCTAACAAATGTCCCATGTGTTGTAATAACTCATGGGATTTTTCATCTTTACCAGTAGTGGATAGATGGAACTATGAGGAGATAATGATTACTGGAGGAGAACCTTTAATTCACACTAACAAAGTGGCTGAATTAATAAGGTCTATTCGAGTTATTAGTGAAGTTTATACAGATATTCCAAAGGTATATGTCTATACTTCAATAGCTGCTTGGGATAGAGTAAGGGCTATATTAGCTTATGCAGATGGTGTAGTCTTGACTCCTCACAGTCAGAGTGATATTGATAAGTTTGTGGAACTGAACAATATGATGCAAGAAGTTAAGGAAACTAAATCTGATTTCATTAAAGGGAAATCTCTTAGACTTAATCTCTTTGCTGATATGAAACTTCTCCTTCCTGAGCACATTGACTTGTCACTGTGGAATATCAAGGAAATGGAGTGGGTAAAGGATTGTCCAGTACCACAGGGTGAAGATTTCAGAAGGATTAAGGAACTTTGGTAACATGAGGCAATTTACACATAGAGAGTTTGTTAGGATAGTGGTAGCCAATGGTTTCTATTATGACAGACATAATGGAGACCATGCTATCTACCTTAATGAAAAAGGCAGACATATTAGCATCCCATTAAAACTTGAAAGTGTTATTGCTCGAAGGCTTATAAAAGAAAATAATTTAGAGATAGATATTAAGAAACTTAAAAAGGAAAAGAGAAATGACCCTAAATAATTTGTATAATCAAATTTTTATTCATATCTTTGTTTGTATTAACAATAAAAGTATTTGGTATGGTTGAATATTGGAGACCTGTAAAAGGTTTTGAGAGTAAATATGAAGTAAGTTCTTTAGGAAAAGTTAAAAGTATAGGAACATATAATACTTGTAAGAAAGGTATAATGGTCCCTATGGTTGACACTTCTGGATATGAACATGTCAGACTCTATTCAGGGGGCAAAGTTATTGATAAAAGTGTCCATAGATTAGTAGCTGAAACTTTTCTTCCCAATCCTGACAATTTAAAGTATGTAAATCATAAGGATGAAGATAAGAGAAATAATTCTATTGAAAACTTAGAATGGTGTACCAATAGATATAATGTAACTTACTCCTTGGGTAAGAAGGTTATACAGTTATCTAAAGAAGGGGTTCAATTAGGAGTGTTTAACAGTATAGCAGAGGCTTCAAAAGAATTTAATATTCCTACTACTAACATTAGTAAATGTTGTAAGGGAATTAGAAAATCTGCTGGTAATTTTATTTGGAGATATGAATAACTATGATTATCCTTTAGGGAGTGATACTCCTGATGCACCTTGGAACCAGCCTCTTAATGTAAAGCATCGAAGGTTTGTGAGTGTTACTTTATCATATTATGATGAAGTGGAATTACCTCCTGATGCAGAGGAGGAACAGATTAAAGAAGCTCTTGAAGAGAAGGTGAGGAAACAGGACTTTCCTAAGAAAGTTGATTTTGATGAAATTGTAATATTGGAAGAATGATGAAGTACTTATTACTTTTAGCAATTACTGTCTTATGTTCTTGTGGGAGTCCTGAGAAATCTGACACTGGGTATATAAAAGAGAAGGGATACAAGTTGATAGAGAAAAATTCCAGATGGAAGATTTATCAAGTTAATGATTCCTGCCTTTTGGCTGTACCTAATTTCAATAATAGAGATGATAAACCTATCATATTGAAAATAAAATGAGTAAGATTGTAAGATTAGTTCAAGTTGCTTCTTGGAAGAGAGCTTTGAATGCTGCAAGAAGAACTATTGGAAAGGCCCCTCTTGATAAAGAGCCTTCTGCTTCTTGGGAAGCTAAAATGTTGCTGGCTGAACACAGTCCTATCAGATTGGTAGAATATGATTGGTCATGGGAAGAAATAAAGCAATGGGTCACTGTACATTTAGTAAGACATCATGAAGGGTGTGAGAAATTTGTACATAGCCAGAGAGGTGATAGAAGAGACCTTGGAGTACCAAGGGATGAATTGCCTCAAGGAAGTTTGAATGATATGGATATGACAGCTAATGCACAAGCTATCATTAATATCTCAAGGAAGAGATTATGTAGTTGTGCATCTGTAGAAACAAGGGAAGCATGGAAACAAGTATTAGCTGCTATTAAAGAGGTGGACCCAATACTTGTAGATAAATGTGTACCTGAATGTATATACAGAGGCTTCTGTCCTGAGTTCATGAAGTCCTGTGGCTACTCAAAGACAGCTAAATATCAGGAAGATTTGAAGAGGTATAGAAATACTGATTATTAACTAAAAAAAAAAAACAATGGCATTTGGAAGTAAGAAACAAGCAGTTATTGCGAAGCCTTCATTTAAAGAAAGGCTGACTGGAGTAAAATCAATGTTTAAGAAAGCACATGAAGATGCTTCAAAACTAAATGCAGAAATGCAGGCAGACATTGACAGTAAGAAACAAAAGATAGAACTCCTTGAGAGTGAAATAGGTTTCATCTCTGAAACTCAGAAAGAAGCTCAGGAGTTTATGTCAAATCTTGAAAAGTTTATTTAATGAGAACAAATTTAGTTAAGACAAAAGAGCTACCTAAAGTAGTAGAGCCATCTACTACTGATGGTATGCTTGATATGGTGATTGCATTTGATACAACTGGCTCTATGTCAGCTTATATTAATGCAGTTAAGACCCATGTGAAGGAGTTGGTTCCCAAACTATTTAGTTCTAATCCTGATTTAAGGATTGGTATAGTAGCATTTGGTGACTATTATGATATGAATAGCAAGGATGACTTTGGTAGGGCTTATCAAGTATTAGACCTTACTGATGATGAAAACAAAATCATTCAGTTTATCAATGGAGCCCAGAATACCTTTGGTGGAGATGGTGATGAATTCTATGAATTGGTCATCAAGAAAATCACTGAGGAAACTGCATGGAGAGAAGGTTCTACTAAGGCAGTATTATTGATTGCTGATGCAGCACCTCACAAGGTAGGTTACAGCTACAAGAATATTGTAAGTAATGCCCAGATTGATTGGAGAGAAGAAGCTGAGAAGGCAAGTAAATTAGGTATCAAATTTGATACTATGACTATTGACCATGGGTATGTTGAATGGTATAAAGAGCTTTCTGCCATGACAAATGGTGTAAGTGTTCCCTTCAAGAATAGTAGCAAAACTTCTCAAGTAATTGAAGCTGCTGCATTAAGTAGAGGTGGAACAAGAACTAAAGATTTATATGAAGCTACTATGGATTCATTTGCAGCTATGGGAGACATAGAAATGAGTATGGTATATACAGCTTATTCAAAAGAAGTAACATATTAAAATCAAGAACAAATGAAAATCAATATTAAAGAAATAGCAGTAGGTGATGTATTCTCAGAAGAATCACATTACATTGTTGAAGAGATTGGTAAAGATACAATCAAATTCAAGCATACAGAGAGTGGAAAGTCAGTGACATTAGGTTATGGTTATGTTCAAGACCTGCTTAATACTTCTGACCAGTATGACAAAGAAGTAAAAGTGACTAAAGAAGATAAGAAAGATGGTACTCCTGGTATAAGGACAATCTTTGAGGGTATCAAATCTTCTGAGGTATTCACTGTTGTGTTCAAAAAGCAGGATAAAGCTAAGACCAAGAAGCAATATGAAGCTGAAATGGAAGCACAAAGACAAGAGGCTGTAGCTTTGATTGACAAAGCTAAGAAAGCTAAGAAGTCAATGGCTGTGGCTTATAAAGAAGCTCTGGAACACATTCAGAATAACCCTATTAAAGACTTCATTGAAGGAGAAGATAGGGTACTAAGAGGCTACAAGATGCAGTTTGTATCAAGGGATGGTAAGTACAAATGTATGGATATGGATGTTGTAAGAGGTCCAAAAGAAACTGGTGAAAGACTGGTTAATATCAATACAATTAAGCAACTTATCTTCAATGGAGTTAAGTATGTAGTTGAGTAACAGTTAGGGGAGCTAAGTCTCCCCTTTCTTATTTTTAAAGAGTTTGGTTTACCTCTCAAAAAGAAAACCCTTAATAACTTGCATATTAAGAAAACAACCTTTATATTTGCACATAAATTTAATTATAAATCTATAACAAGATGAGTAAAAGATGTATCACAACTAATTCTACTATTGAAGAATTGGCTGCTAAATTACAGGGTGAAACTATAGAATCAGTCAAGGGACTTGTTGAGCTATGGCAAGACAAGAATAATAAAGACTGGGACACTTATCCTACTGCTTCTGAACTAAATAACTTTAGAGCAGAACTGAGAAAAGGTAAGGATGAAATGGTAGAAGCCTTAGATAAGGCACTCTCACCTTCATTTGAAGCACCAAGGATTTCAAGTGTAGAAGAACAAGCTAAAGTAGATTTGGACTTTGACCCAAGAACAAGAAGAGACAGGGTTAGTCTGATTGCAAGATTCTTTAGCAATGAAATAGATACAGCACTGCAAGAACACAATAATACTCTTAATAAGAGAATTGCTGATGCTGAAAAAGAGGGTGATGTACTTGCTGTCAATGAACTGAAAGAAGAGCTTAACTCTCTTGATAGGTTCAAGATAATCAAGTTATATACACCTGCTGGCTTATTTAGTAGAGTAAGGGATTACTTCAATAACTATATACTTGACTCTGAGGAGAATAGGATACAATCAGAACTAAATACAATCAATAGTATGAAGGGTTCTGAGAGATATAGTGATGAACAGAAGTATGAAGCTGCAAAGAAGAAAGCATTATATAAAACTAATGCTTATCAGAAGGTGGTAGATAACTTCAAACCTTTGGCTGAGGAAGCAAGTACTATACTAATAGCCACAGAGGGGATTAGGATTGACCCTAATTATATTGCCCCTAAAGATGCCAACCTTAATAATGATACTCCTGAGGGAGATAGTGCAGTAGATACACAGGCTGATGATTTTGTGAAAGATGAGGCTTTCAAGGATGGATGGATGACTAATTATAGGGAAGTAAGCTCTCATGAGTCTTTAAGTCAGGAAGTTAGAAAGGTAATCAGAGAGATTCCCCAACTTGACTACAGAGGAAAGTATGATAAGGATGATTTAGGAAATCTTAGATTTCTTGATGCAGACTATGTTCATGCTACCCTGATAGATAAACTCAGAGATATGATTACATCTGATGATATGTTACCCCTTCTGGAGACTCTGGGTAATACCAAGCCTTGGACTAAGCAAATAGTCAAGAAACTACAGGCTGAGCCTAAACTATTCAGTCAGTTCTATCAGGATTTCAGAAAAGACTTCATGCCTTACTGGATTCAGAAGAAGAAACTACAGGCTGATGGTACTTTCAAGATGGAAACTATTGCCATTAATAAGCCTGAGGGTGTCTATTATCTGCTTGATGAATGGAGAGATAACTATGAAAATGGTAATCTGCTTGATGATGATAGTATCTATGATAAGAATGGAGACTTGAATCTTGAGAATGCAGAGAATGGTCTTAAATGGACTGAGGCTCTAAATAACAGATTTACCAATCTTAGTACAGAACAGAGGTTGGAACTTCTACAAGATGAAAAGGTATGGAAGACATTGAATAAGCTCCTTAATATGATTGGTATCAATCCTAATCAAGGGGTATTATTAGATGCTCTTACTAACATAAAGCAATATGAAGGTGGTACTGCAACAGACCCAATTATGTTGCTTCTTCCTCAATTAAACATTATATTCAGTGGTGTAAAGAAAGGTGAGGTTAAGTCTGAGACTCTTGAAGATGGAACTGAAAAGAGAGGGGATTTGATAAATACCTTTGGTTCTGCTTACAACAGTATAGCTATGATGCTTGCAGAAGTAACAGAGGATGCTATTGAAAGTAGTGTGAGGGAAAATGATAAGTCATACTATAGCCATGTTACTCCTAACTATCTTGGCAAGTTGATTAAACAGCTTAAGAATGTTATGGGTAATGAAGCAAGGTTCAAAGAGTTTATTGAAAATGAATTTGGACAATATGAATGGTTCTATAAGGATGGTAGATGGAGAAATGACTGGATTGAGCAACTGGTAAATAACCCTGAAATGAGAAGAGGATTGAGCCATAAGGTTCTACTTAACTCAGATAAGGTTGCATATCAGAACTGGGATGATTTGGATTATACCTTAGTATTACTGACAGAATACTTTGGAGACCCAGATAACAGTAAATCTGATGTTCAATGGGCTAATTACCATGTGCCAATTCTTTCAGATAGTCCTTCTGCTGAGTTCATTAGATTCAGAAAGTATGACAATCATAGCATCATTGGAGAAGATGGTGAGTATATGAAGTATGATGATATTATCCTTGATAGATTTGTTGATTTGATTAATCAAGAGGTAGATAGAATAGCTCTTGTAAATCAAAGGGATGAAGAATATCAGAAGGGTAATCCCAACATTGCTCCTATTGCAAACTATGATATAGTAAGGGATAAAGAAGGCAATATCAAAAGTATTGGTGGTGCTGAATTTAAGTTCCTTACAGCTCTGAATGATGTAAGATATGACAATGGTGAGACTTTCCTTGACAGGTTCCAGAGAATTCAAATTGAAGGAACTGGTGCTGAATTAAGAGAGTTCATCAGAGAGTCAGTAAGAGAGGCTCTTGACAATGAATTTGAAGAGACTTATAGAGAATGGGCTAAGGCTGGATTACTTGAAGAACTTCCCAATGGTAAGTACAAATATCTTGGAGTAATTGGTGTAAATACTGGTCAAAGTTCCTACAACAGGAATACAGCAACTTCTTTGAACAATGCAAAGAAGGCTCTTGAAGGAATGTGGACTACAGAAATGGATATTCTTTTAAGGGATTACAACAATAATAATCCAGTAGATGATAGAAGAGCAACTACTCTCTTTGAAAGTATTAAGGACTTGTTGAGAGAGAAGATGGTGAGAGGTGAGATTACTGCTAAGGAAGTAGATAGTATCAATAGGAACTTGGTTATTAGAAATAATGCCAAAGCTAAGTTGAGAGAATACTTCTGGAATAGTAAGTTTGCTACATCACAAATCATTGAACTCACTACAACTGACCTTGCTTTCTATAAGAACATAGAGGACTTTCAGAAGAGATATAAGGAAGTTCATGCTCCTGCTCTCAGACTTAATACCAACTCTAAGTATGGTAGAAAAGAAGAGAGGACTATCTATCTAAAGGATGATGAGATTGTATCTTCTGCACTTGATGATATTGCAACTGTACTTGATGAAAGAGTCAAGAAAGGTGAGATGTCAAAGAGAGACAGGGATTCAATCTTGAATAAATTCAGAGAGGTAAATGTGGCAGATGCTCAGGCTTATAGGTCACTAAGTTCTTACAGAGCTATACTTGATATGTCTGGTCAGTGGACAGATGATATGCAGAGAGCCTTTGATAACTTCCAAAGTGGTAAGTGGGATATGGCTGATTTCAATATTATCTGGCAGACTAAGAAACCTTATGTGTACACTCAGGTGAATAATATGAGTGGAGTACAAGGTCATACAGGCATTAAGACACCAGTTCAGCATAAGAACTCAGAGTTCCTTCTTATGGCTATGCACCATTTAGTTGCAGGTCCACTGGGTAAATCAGGTAAACTTGTAGCTATCAATGAATTCATGGAAGAGAATGGTATTGATGTAGTTCAGTTTGAATCAACTACTAAGGTTGGAAAACAAGGTGTGATTAACTTGAATAATGTCAATACTAAGGAAGATGTCAAGGCTGTTCTTAAGAATGCCACTACTCAGGATGGGGTTGAAAACCCTAATGTGGTTCACAAAGTAAGTTATGAAGACTATGGTATTCAGACTGCAACTCCAGAACATGCTATTGATGCAATTCAATTAGTTGGTACTCAGATTAGAAAGTTGATTACAGCAGATATTAGTCCAGATACTATAATTGATGTAAATGGTAAGAAAATGACTAAACAGGAATGGTTAGACTTATATAATGCCATTAACACTGAGAACATTATTCAGGCTTTTGCTGATGTAAATGGAATCTTCAAGGATGCCAAACAAGTTGAGAAGATTCTTCTTGAAGAATTGAGAGGTAACCAAAGATATGGAATTGATATGATTAGGGCTTGTACTCTTAATGAAAAGGGACAATTCAATATTCCATTATTTGACCCTGTACAATCACAAAGAGTACAGACATTGCTGAATAGTATTATCAAGAGTAGGATTACTAAGCAGAAGATTAGAGGAGGAGCACTTATTCAAGTCTCTGACTATGGTCTTACTGATGAATTGAAGATTGTTTTTGAAGGTGAAGGAGAGAACAAGAGAATTAAATATCTCGAAGTTTATATGCCAGCTTACAGTAGGAAGTTCTATGAACCTCTTATGAAGGCAGGTTCTCATGAACTGGATATAAATAAGTTACCAGACAGCTTGAGAAAGTTGATTGGTTATAGAGTTCCAACTGAGGACAAATACTCAATGGCTCCTCTTTATATTAAAGGCTTCTTGCCTCAACAAAATGGTTCTGCAATCATGTTACCAGCAGAAATCACTACTCTTAGTGGTTCTGACTTTGATGTGGATAAATTGTATATCATGTTGCCTGAGTTCAAGATAACTCCTAAATATAACAGAAGACAGTTTGTTGATGATTTGGTTGCTCAATTGACACAAGGAAAAGCTGTATCTCCTGAAATGTTGAAGGAGTATAGACAGAGTGTAAACAGAGCCATAGATGAAGGCAGGAAAGCTCCTAAGGGTAGTCAGGAATACAATCTCTGGAAGACATATAAAGCTAACAGAGAGAAGTATAGAGTAGCTTCTGAGGATAAGATTGAGAAGATTGAATATGACTTTAGCAAGTCTCCACAAGAGAATAGTCTTGAAGCCAGAAACAATCTATTGATTGATATGATGTGGGGTGTTCTGACTAATGCTGATACTGCTTCAAAGATACTTAACCCCGGTGGTTTTGATTATCAGAAGAAGTCTGCAAGAATAATTAATATTCTTCAATCAAGTAGAGAGTCTGAACTGAGAAAGGAACTGAATATCCCCGAGAATCAAAGTACTCTTAGCAGGTTAAGTAGTATGGATTTGGAAGAACTTGATAAGTTGGCAAAGAAGTTCAAGAAGAAACTTGACCCTCTTAACCCAAGAACTCAGGTTCAACTTCATCAGCAGAACATGACTGGTGCAGCATTGATTGGTATTTATGCCAACCATAATGCAAACCATGCTTTGATGCAACATACTGAATTAGGTCTTGATACTGAGAATGGTTCTTTCTTACTTAATGGTAAGAGATTGACTTCTCTTCATGGTCTGATGAATGACAATAAGGAGTATATCTCAAGGAATAATGCAGGTTTCCTTGCTGCATCTGTGGATAATGTGAAAGACCCTGTGCTTGCTTCATTGAATCAGAATACCTTTACTGCTGATGCCTCAATGCTTTTAAGTAGGCTTGGTTATAATCCTATTGAGATTGGTTTGATTATGTCACAACCAGTTGTAATGGATATTACTAATACCTATTTTAGAGAGAGTAGAGAGGGTAAAGGAAAGGACACAATCATTGATGAAGTCATTGAAAATTACAAGAAGAGGGCTGCAATGATGGAAGATGTAACCTATGACAATTATAAATCTAACAAGTTCATGGCAGATGAATTGGCAGACAATATCATTCTCCAGAAGGAAGTAGAGGAATTAGGTGGTAGGAATCAGACATCTGACTACAGAAAGGTTGAGTTCTATAAGAAGCAGGTGGCTGCTGGTTATTTATTTAAGAGAATAATGGGCACAGCAGATGCTTTAGGACAATTGGTTCAAGCTACAAGAGCAGATACTCAAGGTGGTGCAGCAGGTCCTACTATTGCAGATACACAGATTAAGATACAGAAAGTTGATGACTTCCTGACTAATGTAGTGTTAAATGAAAACTCTCCTTTAACTGGTGCAGATGTTATCATGCCTTTCAGTATGAAAGGTATGGATATTGACCAGATAAGAGAGAGGTTATTAAGCTCCCCATTACCTTATTTACAGGCATTCTTTAGTCTTGGTATTGACCAGACACAAGAAATGTTCAGTAGATATTTCCCTCAATTCACTTCTTCATTCAGGGAAGTAATTGATGGTAAAGAGGGATTGAGGGGCTTAAGACAGTACACTAAAACAGGCAAGTTGAATGCAAAGACACTCAATAACATCTACAATGATTTGTTAGCTTATATTATGTCCAAGACATCATTCTTTGGGCAAGAAGCTAACCTCAGAGCAGATGATAAGGTTACAACAGCCAGTGATAAAAGAAGGGATTTTATCAATAATTTCCCTGATTACTTCAACAGAACATTGAGTGAACATCCTGAAATAGCTGAACTTGAATTTGTTAAGAGACTAAGAGTAATAAGGGCTAACCAAAACAATCCCGTAGATACAGTAGTATTTAAGAATGTTGGTCAGTTAAGTCCTACTCTGAGAGAAAGATACATGAGAGACTGGCAATCATTATTATATATGGGACCAGAAGCTCAGGCTTTAGCTCTTAATTTATTCAGATACAGTTATTACAGAAATGGGTTTGCATTTGGACCTTCTACTTTCATTCATTTAGCACCAACTGCTATTAGACAATCCATTCCAGAGTATATTGATACACTGAGAGGATTGTTAGAAAGTGAGGATGATTACAGTCAGTTTATTGACCAGTATATCTACAATCACTTGGATAACAGACAGTTGGTTCCTGAGGTTCCTACAGAGGCTTCCACTTCTTTTACTAATGAACAAGGTGATGCTTTGGATATGGTTAAAATAACCATTGATACTGAATCTAATAGTAGTGATAAGAAGATAATAAGGAAGAGAGAGGGGATAGGAGAGGAAACAACCTATGAATTCTTTAATTACATAGCAAGAAGATACAAGGGAGGTACAATATATTATAGGCTTACACAAGCTGATAATGTACAACCTAATGTAGCTGTGTATGAAAGAATAGACCCACTTGGATTCAAGAACAGTTTCATTGAGTATGAATATGGTAAGGATGTTACTGAAATGAAGTCAGTAATTGATAAGAATGACAGGGATTATACTCCTAATGTAAATCAGGATATTACAGCCTTTAATGAAGATTCTAATATTGATTATGACTCCATGCCAGAGTATCTGAACTATGACTTCTCAAGTCTGACTCAAGATATTGCAAGTGAGGCTTTCAGTCAGGTGTATGGTGCTCCACTTGAAGTGAATGAAGGTAAAGCAGATGATATTAATTCTATCAGTCCTAATACTGAGTATGAGGATGCAAACAATGATAAAATCTGTGGTGCAAATACATTATATGAATTATAGATATGGCTAAGAAATGTGCAATAATTCCTCAAGTGAGGAACAGTAAAAATGAGGTAGTAAGCAGCAGGTTATTTAAAGACCTGCTGGCTTATGCCCCTAATAGACAGGAGGCAACAAGGATATACCTCATTACAAAAAGTAGTGACTTTGTTACTAACTGGAATCCGAGGTTACAGATGGATGAAAATGGTGAACCTACTCTAAGCAGTCTCTTGAAGAAAACTAATCTAAGAAGTATTATTGATGAACAGAAGATTCTAAAAAACCTTAATGAAGAGATTGGTCATTACCATAAGACAGGTAGAGCCAAGTTGTATCTGAACAATGATGAAAACTATAGAATGTTAGTCCAAAAGGCTATTCAATTCAATACTCAGTCAGAGTTTAGAGAAGACTATGTTGCATCTGTTGAGAAGGTATGGGATAATGAAAGTAATAGGGTTTACATCAGTCCTTTTGTCAGAGTAAGAAACAAGATGAATAGCATCGAAGCTAATAATATGCAGTATAATGAAAACTTAAACAATAGATTAAGGGAGATATTAGCTGCCAATGGTATTGGAATAGGTGCTCTTACAGACTTGGAACAGAGAAGAGGAGTAGCTGGTGTAACTGACTTTAGTCAAGCCAAAGATGCTGCAACAGGTATAATTGAATTAATTAGACTTGCTGATGGTATTAAAGGTGAAAGAGCATTACCTGAGGAATTTGCTCACTTTGCTATTGAGGCAATGGGTGATAATCCTCTTATTAATAGATTGGTTAATCACTTGGCTAATAATAGCTTGGTAGGTGAAATATTGGGTGATGATTATGCTACTTATGATACCTTATATAAGGGTGATGAATCAAAGTTAGCCAGAGAAGCTGCTGGTAAGTTACTTGCCAAGCACTTATTACAGTCTGAACCTGTTCCTTCTTCATCTTATAAATCCCTTCTGGAGAGGTTTATTAATGCTGTAAAAAATTTCTTTAGAGGATTAGGGGCTTCACAGTTCCAAAAAGCAATGCTTGAAGCAGAGAGTAGCTTTAGTAAACTGGCTGGTGATATTCTCACTGGACAGATGGATGAAGCTATTAATGTTGAGAACATCAGTACTTCTGAGGCTTTCTATTCCACTACTGAAAGAGTGGATAGAGATAAAACTCTCTTGAAGAAGATTATAGATAATGAATTGAAGAGGCTTAAGATTTATGAAAAGAGAAATCCTAACAGTCAATTTAGTGCCAATCAGAGGTTATTAATAGACAGGTTAGAACTTGAATTAGCTGATAATAGTGAGATTGAAGGTATCTACATGTTCCTTGATAATGCACTTGAAGAACTAAGGAAAGTTAGTAGTAGACTTGAGGTACTAAGAAATACTCCTGCAACCAATCTTAATGAAAGGGCTGGAGTACTTAGAGACATCAGGAACTATATGTACAGTTATAAGAGGATAGCTGATTCAGTAAGAGAGGCTCTTAGAGAGGAAGAGAAGTCCACAGACAATAGATATGGTCAAAGAGTAAGGGTTGCATTAGATAATGTCACTACAATGCTTAATGACCTTGCAGTGGACTACAATACAATCTCTATGCCTTTATTTGTTGATTTCATCAAACCCTTTGTAGGAGATAACCTTGTGGTTCCCTTTGGAAAGTACAAAGGAAAGACTCTTAATGCAGAAGAGTTGGTTAAAGTAGCTGATGAAGACATTTCTTTCTTTGACAGATGGCTGGATAGTATGGCAGACAGCTCTGATTATATGTTGAAGATTATGGACCAAGCTGTTAAAAAGAGCAAGGAACAAGCCAGATTGAAGACTATTGATATTCAGAAGGAACTGCAAGCTGCCACTATTAAACTTGAACAGGCTGGTGTGAAAGACACTGAGTGGATGTTTGAGAGAGATAGTAAAGGTAATCTGAGTGGTAATTACATCAGTGAAATAAATCATGCTCTATTCAGAGAGAGAATGAGGACCATGTTCCAGAGTCTCAATGAAAAGTATGGCAGAAATCCTGTAGGAGAGAATGCTGATAAATACAATGAAGAGAGACAGAACTGGTTCAATGCCAATATGGAGACTGTAGATGGAGTTAGACAACCTAAGAAATCCATTTATGAAAGTATGGAATTCAGAAGGCTTAATAAAGCCCAGAGGGAGTATTATACTACTGTAATGGATATTAAGGCTAAACTTGATGCTCTACTTCCTGATAAATATACAAAGTTGAACAGTGCTGTAAAGATTAGGAAAGACTTGGTTGAGAGGGTTAAAAGCTCTGAAAGTGTGAAGTCTGGTGCTCAACAGGTTTGGGAAAGTATCAAGGATAATTTCATTAGGAGAACTGATGATACAGACTTTGGAGACAAGGCAACTGTAAAAGACTTTGAGGATAGAGAGGTACAAATGTTACCTATCTACTTTACAAAGCTCAAGAATGGAGAAAGTGCTAATGACTTATCTACTGATATAGTAGGCACTATGACTGCTTATGCAGCAATGGCTAATGACTTTGATGAAATGAATAAGGTCATTGATGTTCTTGAGGTAGGTAGAGATATGTTGAGAGAAAGACAGGTTACTCAAACTTCTGGTGGTAAACCAATGGTTGAGAAATTTAAGGCAGTAGGTAGAAAGGTTGAGAGTAAATTAACCAAGACAGGAGATAAGTCAAGGTTTATGGAAAGACTAAATGACTTCTTTGAAATGCAGGTATATGGTAGATATATGGCAGATGAAGGTACATTTGGTAAGACTAATATTGATAAGGGTAAGGTTGCTAACTTTATTAATAGAATGACCTCAATGAATAATCTTGCTTTAAATGTGTTATCTGGTGTTTCCAATGTGGCTACTGGTAAGGTGATGATGAGAATTGAATCTATGTCTGGAGAGTTCTTCAATGAAAAGAATACATTAAAGGCTGATAGAAACTATGGTAAGGAACTTCCATCATTCTTAGCTCAGTTAGGTGATAGAGTAAAGACCAATAAGTTAGCTTTATGGGATGAACTATTCAATGTAATGCAGGAGTATGAACAGGATACAAGAGAAGTCAACTTTGATAGGAAGACTTGGTTCAGTAGAATGTTTGGAACATCAGCACTCTTCTTTATGAATAATGCTGGTGAACACTGGATGCAGAATAGAACTTCATTAGCACTTGCTGATGCTTATAAAATGAAGGCTCCTAATGGCAAGTTAGTAAGTCTGTGGGATGCTTTTGAAGTTGTACCATTAGACAGTAGTAACAAGAAGTTAGGTGCTAAATTACAGCTAAAACAAGGCTATACTAAGGCTGATGGTTCAGCTTTCACACAAGAAGATATAATCAAGTTCAGTAGAAAAAGTGCAGCTATTAATCAAAGAATGCACGGTATTTACAATAAAGCTGATAGAAGTGCAGTACAAAGGTTGGCTATTGGTAGATTGGGTATTATGTTCAGGAAATGGATAAAACCCTCTCTCAATAGGAGGTTTAAATCAGCTACATATAACTATGACCTTGAGGCATGGACAGAAGGTTATTATCTTACTACTGGCAGGTTTATGAATGCCCTATTCCAAGACCTTAGAAAAGCTCAGTTTGATATTGCAAGTAAGTGGAATGAAATGACTCCTACTGAGCAAGCAAATGTCAAGAGAGCATTGACTGAGGTAGCTCACTTCCTTGCAGTAGCAGCAGCTATTGGATTGATAGAATGGAGTGATGATAAGGATAGACCTTGGTTAGTCAAGATGGTTGAGTATCAGTTGAGAAGGTTATACACTGAATTAGGTGCTCTTACTCCTACTCCAGAGATGGTTGGTGAAGGTTTGAGGATATTAAAGTCTCCTGCTGCTGGTGTAAATACAGTAGAAAAGACTCTTAATCTAATCAATCTTATGAACCCAATGAACTATGAAACATTCAATGGAGAAGATGCAATACTTAAGTCCGGACCTTATAAAGATAAGTCTAAAGCTCAACAGAGCTTACTTAAATCTCCTCTTGCTCCTATGTATAATACAGTTCTAAGAGGTATCTTTATTGAAGACCAAATACCATTCTTTAAACAATAGGCTTAAAGAAGAAAGGGAGAGTAGTTAATTCTACTCTCCCTTTTTATTTACACCTTATAAAAAATTTAAACCTCATGTTTGAAGCTATGAACATCTAATAGCTTGTTCTCTTTCCTCTTGTGAGATAGAGTTCCACATTTCTTCTGTCCATCCTTTCTTTTCAAGTGCTTCCCTTGTCTCAGTCTCAATACTACTGAAATCCATTGAGGATTGTACCCCCTCCTGATTTCTCATCTCTTGAAGAGATGGTACTTTATAGGTTATGTTAGAGTAATGTCCTTCATTAATATTCCTGTAATATTCAGTAAGAGAAGGTCTTAGGCTATTCCAATTAGTTACTTTAGCAAACAATTCCTTGAAGAAATTGATTATCTTAGTACCTAATGATTGAGTGTCTTGAGACATCACATATTCCCTGAAACCTTCTGCCATAGCTTCTTCAAGTTGTGAGTTACTTAAGTTTCCATAAGTTTTCTTAGCCTCTTGAAGTAATTCATCTCTAAGTGTAGGTTCTGTGAGTAAGTGGAATACTGCATGAAATGCTTCATGGTATATAGTTCCCTCAGCAGCTATATCACTTAAAGTAATGATACCATCACTAAATTGACCCCATGCTAATGCACCAGTCTTGGCTACTCTGATAAGACCATTAGTAACTACTACTCTTTCACTCTCACTTAGTTGAGGTAGAACCTTGTTTAACCAAGCTAACTCCTTATCTTTATCCCATATAGGTCTTGATAAATCATCAACTTGTCTTAACTCAAACACATCTTCAAATTCTTCATCAACCTGATTAATAGCCTGCTCTTTAGCTACTGTAGCTTGAGCACCACTTGTAGTGGCTTGGTTAATAGTAGCAGGAATAATAGGCTTCTCAATCTTAACTGGTTCAGTAGAGGGAGTATAAAGTATAGTACTTTCCTGGGACATATCTACAACTCTTTGAGGATTACCTTCCAGTATCTTCTTTATATTGTTCTTAGCCTCAGTCTCACTATATGACAGTACAGCATTCTTTACTAAAGCAATAGTATTACCATTAGGAAATACTGCATAGAAATCATTAGATGCAACATGTGCAGGTTGGTTTCCAAACCCTTTAGTAATATTAGGAACCTTGGTCATATATACCTCAACTCCATTTACCTTTCCAATAGGACTTAAATAACCTGTATGCAATTTACCATCTCTCAAGAAGTAACCTACCTTACTATCAGCTAATGTAAATTCAGGTAATACATCATTTATAGGACTCTGTGTTTCAAGTGTACTATTGAAGATAGGTAAAGAGCTATTAGTATTGCTCACTTCTGGAGTGGCTACACTACCAACTAAAGGAACATTCACAGATGAATCATAGTTAAGAAGAATACCCTTCTCCTTAGTTACTCTACTAACATTCTCCTTGTTGTACTCAAGTACAAAGGGTAATATAGCTAAAGTAGTGATAGGAGTATGATACTGAGACTCAAATAAGTTCTTGTAAGCACTTAATTGTTTAGTATAATATTGCTCCTGACTCATTGTTTGGGTATTAGATTTATTCTTGAAATAATTAACCTTTCTACCATTCCTATCAACAAAGTCATAGAAGCTATATCTACTTGTCTTAACATCATATATCTTGAAGTTTCCATTAGCATCTACAGAGAGAATATCAACCTCACCAGCTACTCTATTTCCATTCTCATACTTATTGAAGAGCACTATATTATTAGTAAGGAATGTTTCACCCCTTGCTTCAATATTACTTTTAATTTCAGTAAGAGAAATAACCAAATCATTGAATGCCTGTTCAGACATATTGCTTGGTTTAACTGGCATCTCACTTGATGTGAAGAAGTTCCTGATTACACTATCTACAGAAGTACCTGCATCTAATGCTCTTTGTGAATTAGTTCCTGACATCTTGTCTCTTACTATATTCACAATAGTATCTCTGCTTCTTGCATCAATCTTACCCTCAAAGGCTGTAAGGTCTACACCATAATGGTTACTTAAGTTCTTAAGATAGTTATTGAACTGTACTATATTATCTGCATTCTTTGAGAGATTAACTCTTAAATCCTGTAGAGCTTTAGCCTGCTTAGGAGACTGGGTCCAATTACTTCCTAATACTGAATGTACCCTCTTATATTCATGGTACTCACCATCATCCTCAAGGATATAGTAGAACTCACCATCAGTTCTTGTCTTATCAACCTTAGACTGGTTCTCTGCAATCTGGTCTATAACTTTCTTAGAATCAGCTACAGTCTTCTTTCTATCAGCTAATTTCTGTTTGAATTTATCTGATGCAGCACCAGTTACATACTGACCTGTATTTCTGTTCAGAACCTTACCATTAGGAAGAAGGGTGATACCCCCTATCATCATAGAACCATTCTGAGCATCTCCATAGTTTTCTTGTATATAAGCCATATCAAGGATAGACTCTGGGAAAGAGTTAAGAGTTCTACCATTATTATCCCTTACAGTATTTGAAGTCAAATCTACATGGTATGTAGTATTATCAAATGAAACTGTAGTTCCTGCAATAGCTCCCTCTGTACCTCCTACAGGGGTTTGTATCTTTCTACCTTCCTCAGGCTTGACTGATGCAGGATTTAGAGCTTGTTGGAGATTACCTTGTATATCAAAATAATCAGTTGTAAACCAACTACTCTTTACACTGGCATCTACTATATTGGATGTCATTACTCCAGAAGAGAGTAACATGTTATTGTAGCCTCCCTTATTAAGCATACCTAAATTCACCTGTAATGGAAGGTTGAATGCCATTAAAATGTTTTGTATTTCACTGGCTACTTCCTGTGAATCCCTTGTATCAGGTTGGGTTTTAACACCCTCTCCACCTAATTCATAGAGAACATTAGGGTCCCATCTTTCAGTTAAGAATACAGTTCTTGCATCTTCTCTTCTGACTCTCTTACCATCTACTTCATCATAGATTTCATTCTTATTAGCATCTCTCTGAACCTTAGTAAACCTAATACCATTACCATTCTTACCTTGTATATAGTCAATATGAACATCACCAATATATAGACTTCTTGCCAAATCTTTTACTGCATTATTAACATCTTCCTCTGTAAAAGCATTAGCTAAAGCATCAATACTCTTCTTTATATTCTTGTATAAAGGAGTTGAGTTAATAGTAACATCCTCTGGGTTATATTCATTTTCATTGAAGTGCTTAACCCTTACAGCAGCAGGAGAATACTTACCAGCTCCATTAGGTATAAGCAGATATAATCTACCTTCCTTTTGGCTCATATCCACTGGCTTGATAATAAGACTATCATCTAATTTACCATTAGTAGCTAAAGTACCATTCTTGATTATACCAAATATAGGTGCTCTACCTTCTCCTGATACATTAGGAATATTAGCTAAGCTTCTTTCTTCTGTACCATAAGGTATCTTTCCTACCATTACTTGTGATACTCTAGTAGTAGGAGTAGCTATAAATCTTTCTGATGATTTAGCTCCTTTATTCTTTAATGCTAAAGCTAATGAATTAACTAGGTAATCTAAGTTAAAACTACTTCTATTATTCCAATAGTACTCTGCATTAGCTTCTTTAAAGATTTTCTCAATATTACTTCCATCTCTTAGAGCTAGGTCATCACTAGATAATGAAGTTAATTCAGATAATCTCTTAATTAGTAACTCTCTATTAACTTTTTTAGCCTTCTCTGAATTACTTTTATCCAAAGTATTAGATAAAGGAATTAAGCCTCTTACTACTAATTCTGTAGTGTTAGGAATATCTCTATTAGCAAATTCACCTCTTATCTTCTCTTCTAGACCAGCCAGACCCTCATATCTATCTACTGAGTATTGTGATTCATCAAGACTGCCTACAATCTGATTGTTTCTCTTATCTACAATAAAGATTGTATGGTCATTGAATGCTGGGTCAATCATAAATCCAAGTTCATCACCTGCCTTTAAATTACCTTCATTTACATAACTGAAAGCTCTATTATCTCTTAGATAGTTGTAAAGTTCATCAAAGTTTAAGTTCTCTTTCTCTGCAACTACTACATTGAAAGGTCTGAAATCTCCATCCTTACTTGCATTGATATGCAATTCAGGAATAGCAGGTCTATAATATTGCCTTTTACCCTTTGCATCCTTATCTAAAGATTGAGGAGTGGGAGCATTTTCATTGGCTTTCTTATTTTCCTCTGCTACCATTTGAGGAGTAATATTACCTACAGGAGGTTCATAAGTATTAACTGGTCCAGCATTAACTAGTGGAACTGTTGGTGTACCACTATCTCCAGTAGTTTCTCTCTCAGTAGTACCTCTTGTACCATTTGTTCTCTCAACTGGCTTTAGATACTCAGAAGGGAATCTTGCTTTGAACCTTTGGTCATTATTTACTGCACTCATTGCAGACAGAAGACCATATTGAGCCTCAGCAAAATTCATCATATTCAAATCATCTGGTAGATTTTCATCATACAGACTCTCTGGATTATTAATGAATACTGAGTTAGGGTTAGCCATCTCCTCAAGATTATTGGCATTTTCATGTTGAGTTCTAAGTAGCTCTTGTGCATTAGCTTTAGCCTCAGGAGAGATAGATTGGTTACTATCTATTGCCTTACTTACCTCACTATTATACATTTGAACTTCCTTATAGTCCTTAGCCATCTTATTACCTTCATTCTCAAGTTCATCAAGAATCTGTTGTCTTTTAGATGAATCAGGCTCATTATTCAATGCTTCTCTGAATTCATTAAGGTTAGTAGCAGCTAATGCTGCATCCTTAGTCTTAGCTATCTCTTGTCTTTCATTCTCTCTTATAATATTCTCTCTTTGTCTCTCTTGCTTTTGTTGTAGAGCCTGAGGATTTCTAAGATAAGTATCATATTTGTCAATGAAATCATTTCTTCTCTCAATCATTCTTTTCAAATCATTAAGTTCTTGAGTTATACCCTTAGAACTTAATATAGGGAACCTTTCAGAAATACCTTTTGATGCTTTATCTAAGGCATCAACAAATTGAGAATTTTCCTTATCATTAAGAATTGCTGTTAACTGAGATGGGCTTAAATTAGTAAGCATTCTTATTGCTTCTGCATCTCTTCTTTCTGCTTCCTTTGTTGATTCAGGGGCATTATAATATATATCCCTTTCAATATCAGCAGCTATAGTATTTAAAGATTCTTGTACTTCTTCAAATACATTCTTAAATCTATTCTCAAGATTGTCAATATTTGAGAAGTAATAAGTCATCTCTTCAAGACCATCTTCATCAAAGTAATCACCAATCTTAACCTGTAAGTCCTGACTAATCTTTCTATAGTTATCTACAGCTTTCTTAGTCTCTTGAGTTTGCTTTTGAATCTGTTCAATTACTTCTGCATCAGTCATGTTATCATATACTGATGTACCAGTTTCCTGATTAGTAGTGAGTTGTCTTATTTGTTCAACATCTTCTTCTCTTATATTACCAGCTTCCTCAATTATATCATATAGGTCATTGATTCTTCCTGCCTTATCAAACATGATAACATCACTAATAAGCTGGTTGTGTTCAGCATTCTTAAACTCAAAGTTATCATTGTTATCAGCAGATTCATCCATTTGTCTCTGGTAGGCATTATGTCTGATAGCTGATTGATAGTAGTTGAGGAACTCAGGTGATTGTACTCTATTATTCAGTTGAGATACAATGGCATCATCTTGTTCACTTCTTTCTCTTATCTCTTGAATATCTTCCTTAATACCTCCTTGTAGATAAACTGGAGATTGGAAACCACCTTCACTATTCTTTGCACTCCTAAATCCTGGAATACCAACTAAACCAGTTAAACCACCAATGAAACCTTCTTCCCACCCTTCAACAGTACCATAGGTTTGCTGAATAGCTTTTGCAGCAGCTTGTAACCAGTCAATAGTTTCACTCTCTGCATCTGGGTCTATCTTGGCTCCATAGAAGTCATTAAGTTCAGAAGCATATTTATATCCTGCAACTTTACCTGCAACAGCCTGTCCCATTTCTTCATAAGGACCTTCTGCAACACCCTTACTTGCAATCTTCAAAGCATTTCTAAGTACAGAAGGTTTAGCTGCACTATAACTTACAGTACCATCCTCTGCAACTGTCCTTAGTATCTGACTACCTCTCTTAGCTGTATTATACCCACCTGCATAGAACTTACCAAACTGCCAAGCATCTGATATAGTAAGTAGTGGAATATTCAGAGCAAAGTCTATATTACCCATCTTAGCCCTATCTTCTGATAGTTTCTGTAGCCCACCTTTGTAATCAAACTTAGCATCTACTCTTGCCTGTAACATAGCTTGTCCTTCTGGAGTAAGGGTTTCCACTACATTTCCATCAGGGTCAATTTGCATACTACTATATTGAGGAAACTCTCTAAGCATAGCTTCCTGCTCTTGTGCTGCTACTTTAGCTTGTGCATCATCAAGTTGTTGTTTGTGAAGCTCAAACCAGTCTTTGCTATTTTGAATAGCCTCAATTCTTGCTTCACCTAATGCCCCTGAGAAAGCACCAGTAAGTTTAAGAGTAGGCTCAGCCATCTTAAGTTTCTTAGCATCTCTTGCCAATTCATCAGTAAGCCTTACACCATCAAGGAATAAATCTCCTTCCCTATAAGCTTGTAAAGCTGCATTAGGGCTAAGAGCCTCACCTGAGGCTGTAACTGCACCTTTGAATGCTTGTCTTGCTTTATTAAGACCAAGTAACTTTGAGGTTGCCCCAGCACTAATCTTACCAGAGTAGGCAGCACCAACAGCAAAACCTAAGTTCTTAAGGAACTTGTCTCCAATAAAGTTAGCTGAGAATATATTCTCATACCAAGGGTCATTCTTCTCTGCATCAGTATAGTAATTAGGCAGAACTGACTCTGACCATTCATTTACTTGCTGCATTGCATTTGAGAAAGGATTATCCCAGAAGCCTGAGAATGTCCCTGTAGCTGCTGCATTACCTAAACCTACTATAGTACCAATGATACCATCAGCAAATGTAGTACCTGCAAGAACAGCACCCTTAGCTAAACCAGCTCCTATTTGAGCATACCAAGGTTGCAATTCACCTCTTGTATTGGCTAAATTATCAAGTTGGGTTAGTGAGGTAATACCAGTGTCATATACACTCTCCCCTACTCCCTCTCTATAAACTTCTTGATATGGGGATTCAAAGTTCTGTTTCTGCCTAATTTTGAACTCAGCAGGAGAACTACTAAGACCAGTTTCTTGAAACTGTCTTTCTTTTCCTTCATTGGTATTTAACCCTCTCAAGCCAGAGATTCCAGCTTGAGTAGGGTCTGTTCTATCTATACTCATAATTAAATATTTGAATCTGTGTTACTTTCTCTTTTAGCAATGGAATTAAATCTACTATAAATATCATTCATTAACTCAGTTATATAATGCCTCTGAGCCTCAACATCTTCATTTTCTATAGCTTGATTAATCAACATCAATTGGTTTTGAATAACATTTCTTCTTATACCATCTTCATATACCTTTGTTTCTCCAGCTACAACTTCTGGGTCAAGAAGAAAATTCTTAGTATCACCCTTGCTATTAGTACCTGTAAATACAATTCCTAAATTAGGGTCATATTCAATCTGAGAATCTTCATTGAAATAATCCTTTATATCTTTATAGGAGAGCATATCTCCTTTCTTGTTAGAATCAAGTTCATATATTCCAGATTTTCCATCAGTTCTTCTTGATATTGAAGCTGCATTCTCTCTGATAGTTTTAGAAATTAGAGTTGGGTCTGTTATAGAGGTTATATAGGTTACTTCCCTCATTGCAGATTTACTTAAATCACTGTTTATTTTAGCCTCAATCTGGTCTAAGTTTCTTATTCCATACTCCTTCATCAAGTTAGAAATTCTTTCTTGATTGGGTTTATATGTTTCTACCTTTCCGGGTGTCCTTTGTAGGTGCCCCCTTGTTCCATATAACTCAAGAGGGTCTGAACCAACAACTCTTTGTGCTGTTTCATCCAAGTTTACAGTACCATTCCTTACACCTTGTATAAATGCTATATCATCTTTTTTCTTCTCAACATTTACATCTTTTACCTTGGTAACACCAGAACTTCTGAAATAAGGACTTTGCACATCTTCCTTAGTACCTTTCTTTCTTGCTTGGACTAACCTTTCCTGCATTTCATAGTCATAAGCCTTGTTAGAAAGAGTTTGGTATTGAGTTTCACCTACTGCATTCCACAAGCCTTGTCTTGCATAATCATAAGCCCTGTTAAGGATATTCTCATCATTCCAATTCTTGATACCAGAACTTCCTACTGCATCTTCTACAATACCTTGAAGTATAGGAGAAGCCTCAGGATTATTCTGTACAGCCTGCATAATTTCCTCAGGTCTGAATCCCTTCTGCATTATAGTTTCGTAGTATTGATTACCTAAGATTGTTCTCCACTTTCTTGGGTTCTCTCTTACTTCCTTAGCTAAATTCTGTGCAGCAGTACCTACTTGTTTTGCTAAAAGTGCTCCAGAATAGGATTGTGGTGATAGAGCTGGGTTAGATATTAGTTCATCTAAGGAAAGTGTAGAAGCAGGTCTATCAAATAACAGTGTACTATCCTGAGCCTGTAATTTCCTTTGTTCATCTACTAACTCTTGTCTTCTCTTATAAGCCTGTTCTATAGGAACAATCTCAGAAGAGTATCTTCTTTTCATATCAATTAATCCTTGCCTACTTGCAGGAGTAAGTCCTTGTTTAGCTAATGACTCAGCTTGTTTAGCCAAGTCATTAGAATATTGTTTGTACATTGCATAAGCCTGTGGGTCTGTCTGCTCATTGGCAAGTCTTTCAAATACACCTGCCTTAGTACTTAACTCTCCCATTCCTTCCTGTATAGTATTATACTCATTAGTATAAGCCTGTAGTGGCTGTAACATTTCCTGATAAGAGAAGGGTCTAAACTTAGCATTGGAAATAAATGAATAATTAGCCATAAGTAAATCCTTTCTTCTTTTTTAATTTGCCACCTTTAGATTTCTTCTTTCCTGAGTAGTTACCTCTTGTGTCCATCTGTAATACTCCTGCATCTGCCAATCTGTCAAGCCATGATGCTTGTTCCTGCTCCCAACCTATATCTCCTAAACCTTGTAAGAAGTTAGTTATATTAGCACTTCTTCTTGCACTATCTTGGTCTTTAATAGCTTGCCTTAATTGAGCAGCAGACATAGCAGCTCTCATCCTTAACTCATCATTTTGATTGTTAGCCATTGCAGCTCTCATAGCACCTTCACTATTAAACTGGTTGGTTCCTCTATTAAAGCCTTCCACTTGTTGCCTTTGAGCTAAGTTGTATTCCTCAGCCTTTCTTGCCAAGTCACCTAAATTCTGACCATAATTATAGTCAGCAGCTAATAGACCAGCTTGCATATTTGCCCTATTTCCACCTGAGGTATTCTGTAATCCCCTTCTTGTTGCATTTGCAGAAGCATCAAGTCTGTTGATATAATAGTTTCTATCAAATGGCTGGTAACTTAAATAGTTACCAATAGGTGTGAAGTCTACATTTCCAAGGTTCTTAGTAGAGTTCAATACTAAGTCTGCATTTTCATAATCAGGTCTACTAAACATATCAGTTATAGCACCTATTCCTGCTCCTACTATTGGAGCATATCTCAACCAAGAAGCCCTTCCTCTTCTTCCACTATCATCTTCATCTCCTGAAGAGATAGGTGATTGAGGAGAAATGGATTTAGGAACTGGAGGAGTAGGGATATTAAATGAAGGAGCAACAGGTTCAGAAAGAGGTGTATTCTCTATTTTATATGTTCTTGAAGCTGCCTGCATTGCATTATGTACAGGACCCTTCTTCCTATCTGTAGCAAGTCTCTTTATATCTGATATGTCAGTAAAGGTATTACCTCCAATAGGTCCAAACTCTTGACTATTGATTCTTTTAAGCCAATTAAGTGAGCTTGGTTCTCCTTCTTGAAGAAAATTAACAAAGTTCATATAATCTCCTGTGTACCAATCATCTTGTATTGGTGTAAAGTTCTTATATGTTTTGTAAGGTCCACCATACTCAAATTTATTGGTATCACCCTTCCCTCTTCTATTCTTTATTCCTTCTTGAGCCTCAGCAAGTCTTGACATATTTGCCTCCAAACCTCTTTTACTTATTGGGTCATTTGGTCTTTCCTGACTTTCAAGCTGTGCATATTTAGCAGCATCAGCAAATGTATCCCCTTTCAATTTATATTTCTTCTTGATACTCTCAGGTAATTTTATTCTATTACTGAATACATAATCATTATATATAACCTCTCCTTGTTCAACTAAGTTAGGCACACCTTGTTGGTCAACACCAATCTGAACTCCTTCATTAGGATTCTGTTCATGAGTTCCACCTTCATCAATAATAGTAACACCATTGTTGAAGTCTCCTCCATGTGTATTTAACCATCCACCAAAGGAATGATTCCATCCTCTTGCATTTTGTGCAAAGGTAGCCCTCTTTCTTATAGTAGGAGAATTGCTTCTTTTACCTCTTGCAATACATTCAGAAGTAACCTTGCCTCCACAATATTCAGTAAACTTACCTCTATTCTTTTTCTTAATATGAATACCACCACCCTCAGCAAAGGTGTTCAATTCATCCATAGCTTGAAATGAATTAGGAAGAGAAGTCAATCTAAGATTTCCCATAGCTTTCAACTCTGAATTATTTAATTCCCTATTGGCTAACTCATAGTTTAATGCCTGTCCTCCTATAGTTCCAAGTGGACCCCCATAAGCTGCATAATTAGCCAGAAGGCTTTGGTCACTTATAATATCAATATTTCCAGCAGTATTGCCTAAAGAACTCAGTGCTCTTTGATTAGCTTCATCTATTTGTCTGTTTAATGCTCTTGTCTTCTTCTTGGCTTTATTACTGAACCACCCATCAGAACCCACCTGAGATTTACTTACATTAGCCATGCTTCTATAATCTCCCCAGTCACTAAGTAACTGGTCATTTGTAGTAGCTCCTGAAACATAATTTGACTGTTGGATAGCTTTATTTTCTGTCTGATTAACAAACTCTTTATTTATCTTACTTCCAAAAGCTGCATTAACCAGTCCTCCAACAAGGTTAACTCCAGCTCCAATAAGACCTCCAACTCCAGGAATTGCAGATGCAACAGAGCCTACACCCTGCATTATATTACCAACACCTGTAGTATTACCTTGAGGGTTGGCAAATCCACTGATTAAATTAGCCCCTGTGTTAGCCAATCCACCAGATAGCCAAGAAGGAAGTCCACCTCCATTGGCAAACTTCCTATTTCTTCTTGTTATAACTTTATTCTTAACCATCTTATTAATCTATTTTGATACAAAGGTAAGTATAATATTTGACTTATCAAATGTAATATTTAAAATAGTAGCATACTATAAATAAAATAATTATCACACATTGTAATGAACCATTATATCATGTAATTCTGCCCTATAAGTATTCTTACATATATTTGATAGCTTTACATAAGCCCATGTATTTCTAATTCTATCTCTACCATTAGTACTATCTCTTGGGATTAAAGCCCTCCATACATTAAACTTTTTCTTCAAATTTGAAGGAGTAGCTTCACTAAGACTTAACATAGAAAGTCCAGACTGGTATTCATTCCATACCTCAAGTTTATCAAATGAAGTTAATGGCATAAACACTCCTGACTGGTCATAGAAGTCAGCTCTATACTCAACTACATTAAATATCTTATCATATGGTTCCTCAGGATTACATACTACAGTAACATAATATGGCTTGAGTTCTCCATAGAAACTATTGTAGTCTCCAAGTTCATGTTGCCATATTGTATTATTCTTATAACTGTAGAAATTACCATTCATGTTGAACATAAAAGGAACATTCTCATAGTTAAAAAATGAAGTAAACTCCTGAAGGAGTTCTGAATAGCATAGGCAGGTATCATTCTTTATGAAATAGACATCATCATTTGTAGCATCATATTGTATTATATAGTTTGAGAAGTCTCTGCTATTCCATTCAGTTAATGAATTAGTTTCACCAATAAATGTTCTGAAACCTTTCTCAGATGATATGCTGCTTAGTTGTTGACCATTAAATAGCATTATATCATTTGTTATATTATCTATGAAGTACATTCCTGATGGAGTTATAGTCTTAGCCCATTTATTCTGTAGTCCATGTGCTATTGTCACATATCTCTTTCCATCTACTTTATAGCTATTACTTATTTCAATAGGTACACCTTCAGATGTAGGAATCTGTACTCTTGAGTTAAATAATATATTAGCTATACCTTTATCTTGAAAAGAGAATATTTCATTTCCTAACTTTTCAAGTAACCTTAATTCACCTTTATCCCCATCCAAGTCAAGGGTAGAAGCAACAGTTATATTAGTCCATGTATCAGTTAACTCACCAAGTGATTTAGTCTTAGTCCATGTTATACTGTTTGGAAAGTAATCTATGTTATACCTGTTATAGTTTATACTTCTATAATTAAAGAAATTATTCTTCTGTGAGTAAACAGGATTAAGAAGATTGAAGTTCTGAGGAGTCATTACAAGGTTATTTGATTGACCTCTGTTCCTGTCATATCTTCCATCTATATTAACTCTTGTTTCACACATAAATGATATAATCTCAGTCATACTGTTTTGGTCTTCCAAAGTAAATGGATATGTCTTTAAACAATCATATCTCTGAAAGTAAGTATCACCTTCATTATATATAATCCTTGCAGATGTAACAGCACTACTTCCATTAACAAGATTAACTACTGGACCAGCAGCAACCCATCTATTAGCTTCAAGAGCCTCTTCAGAGGTTCCACCAAACCTATTTACTACATTATCATTATATAACTCTCCTATCCACAGCCCTGCTGAAGTTGCTCCTGAAATAATATCCTGATAGATTGGTAAAGTCTCTGTGGTTGGAAATGAATCTAACCATACAGGAGGCACCTTTACATCTACACCACCAATAGCAGTTGATATAGGGTTATTACCATTATCAGGGAGAATAACCTGCTGCCTTTTTGCAGTATAGTTAAATGCAAATACAGCATGTGGAGTTGACTTGTATTTCATACTGATAGGTTCAGTGAAATACTTCATATTGTTATTTGTTATCTCAGTAAGGTTATATGTAGAAACAACTGAACTATTAAATATAGTATTATAGTCTCCCTTCTCATAACCTGAACCTCCATTCCATCCTGCAAGATATATAGTATATCCCTTACTGTCAATCCACTCTCCATAGAATCCAGGAGCAAGAACCCTATCAACATTACCATAATAATTCAAGTTACCAAGTCCTGAATTGGTAGGAGGATTAATCTTAATCAGACTTACCTCATTGGAGTTGAATATACTAACATTAGTAATACCATTGTGATTCTCATCATCCCTTTCAGCATACCATACTTTACTTATATCAAAGTAAGATGTAGTAAGTGAGTACCTTAAATTAGATAGTTTCTTTTGTTTAAGTTTTGCAGGAATCTTTTCACCTTCTGCAACATTACCTACATTAACAAGTGAACCATTTCTATGCCAAGGATATACCATCCATCCTACTGGGAAGGAGAATAGATTATTTGCATCCTTCTTACCTTTAGCCATCCATAAAGGAGCAGAACTAAGAACTTTCCATCCTTGGTCATTACCAAGAGAAGTGCTGTTAACCTGTATAAAAGGTTTATATAGACCTAAGTCAGATGGGTCTGGATTAGGAGTTTCTGCAAGTACACTTACATCTGACTGTAAAGCATCTAAACTTATGACTCCTACAATCCTAAACTTAACTGACTGACCATCAATAGATTGTAAGTCATCATTGAACTCTATATCAGGTGAATGGAAGGTTACTATATTTTGGTCTACCACAAACTGGTCATCATAGGGGCTTACATAATTAAGCCTCTCCTGAGTTGATGAAAACTTCTTATATGAGTCAAAAGTTCTATTGATAGCATCATTACTCTGTATCTCTGAACCTCTTGCTCTTGCCTGAGATAATGGATAGTTATGTATGCAAGCCAATGGACTTGGTATTTTATCCCAATCCTGAGTACTTATATTCCCAGGAGCAAAAGGTCTACAGAACCATGAAGACTGTGCATAGGGAGAGTTATTTATCCTATCCTTTATATTTGCCACTGTAGGACATACAATACCCTGACACAGTATGGTTCTATCACTTGGTGAAGGATATACTACCACTCCCCTTGCTCTTATATAACCTAAGTCAACAAGTTGTTGGATAGTTGTAGCATTATTCAAATCATAATAACCTGTTACAAGTTTATATCTTGCTCTTCCACCAGAGCTCATAACATTTATAGTTGAAGGATGCTGATTTACTACTGAGTCATTAATAAATATAGCCTCAGACCATTTTCCAGTCTTATGTTGAAACTGTATTCCAAATCTATAAGTCTCACCATACTTGAATGTAGTAATCTGTGATGAAGAAAACTTAAGTTGATTTATATAAGGATAGGTTCCATATACTTCATTTGCATATAAATCCTTAGTACTAAAGTTAATAGTACCTCCTCTTAGTGAGTTCTTAATTGTAGGGGTAACTAATTTCCTGTTAATCTTATAGTTACCTAAGAATAAGGTATTATCCTTCTGTGTCATGGTCTTGAATACTACATCCTCACCCCCTACATACAATAACTCTGTAGGATCCATACTACTTCCTGTAGTATTAGTATCTACATAACTTACAGTACTTCCACTAATAACAATATCAGCTACATTCTTGACTACAGGAGTTGCATCTATTGAAGTTCTATATATTGAATACAACCTAATATATTCAAAACTTGTATCTACATTTGATAACTCTATCCTGAATGAGTTACTTACCTTATCTTCAGGAGACCCACCTCTATCACCAAAAGAGGTATAGAGAAGGTCTGAGGTAGCAAATATATTACTCTCCTGACCATATTTATTAAAATAGGTCATTGCATATTGAATAACTCCTGGAGCAAACACTCCATTAGCTGTGTCTATTCTACTCACTTTTAAAGTCTCTTTGAGACCAAGTACCTGAACAAAATCAAAAGAATTATTAGTATATCCAGATGGGTCTGCTATAATATTTATAACCCTTGGTCTGTTCAATCCATCAGTCCAATATATCTTCTGAATATTATCATTCTCATATATACTTAAGGCTTCAATAGGATATTCCACATTGAAGCCAAGATTGCCTTGAAATAGTAACTTACTTTCAAAGAAGTTACTTGGTTTATATTCAAGCCTATATATTCTATCTGTACCTGAGTTTGTAGTAAATATAACCACATAGTTATTCAGAATAGCACTTCCTATGTACTGTCCTTCTATTTGGGTAGGGGTTATAGTAACCTCCTTATTACCCTTTTCATTTGTTATTGAAAGGGCAGTAGAGTGTTCTCTTGCAGTTATTCTAATATTCATTGCATCATACATATAATTATTAGATAACTTGCTTTTAGAGATGTCTCTGTTCATCCCTTTTGGTATAAATTGTACTACTTTAGATTCCATATTAATGTAGTTTTATATATTCTTTGTCTCCTAAATGCTGGAAACCTTTCTTAAATTCATTCATTCTTGGAATAAGCTGGTTCCACATATTAGTAATTGACTCCATCTCTGATACAGAAGGAATAATGAACTCATTGTTACATTGAGCTGCTTTAAAAGCATAAGATTGCTGTGTATTTTGCATTACAGCAGGACTTATTTTACCCATGTCAAAAAGGATAGTAAACCATTCTTTCTTTATATATAACTCCAATGTAGCAAGGAAAATAGAATTATTTGGTAGTAAAGGAAATCCATCACTATCTACTGCTATTGCATTATAACTTATATCAACCTTACCAGTCCTGAAGGAAGTAAAGATAACAGAGCCTTGTGTCTTAAAGCTATTCTCTGTTCTTCCAGAATGATTATGAGGACTGACAAAGGTACTTGTCATAGACCTTAAGCATTCCCCACTATCAGATAATCTAACCTGATTTATAGATACTAAATCACAAGGCAGTATACCTCTGTAGTCTTCTATTCTTACTGTACACTCCTTCTGTATTTTAGTATTAGGCAAGCCCATAACACCAATAAAGTCAAGAGTGTATTGCACTGCTGACTCTATTGAGAGGTCACTAAGTAATGGGTGTCTAAGTAATCTGCTTAGTACCTCCCTGATATTTACATAATCTATATTGTTAACCATAATTTACTTTCCTTTCTAAGTATAAGGCATCAATAGAGCCCTCTTTTATTTTCTGACTTAATCTAATCTTTAAATCCTTATTAAATAGGAACTCATAGTAGGAGTTATTATTATAGTTAGCTAACTCTCTATTATAGTATATTTTAAAGATTTCTTTCTCCTCCACTTTAACAAGTGTTTTATTCTTATGAGCTTCCTTGTCTTCATACCAAAGTTCTATTGTTTTATTCCAGTCAATAGGAAGGTTAGTTCTAACCTTACCATCCTTTCCAATCTTTATACTCCTGCTATTCTTTCTTAGCTCAATGGAGCCCATCCTATGTGGAAGTTTTACATCATGACCTTGAATTATTTCTTCAGCAAGAAGAAGGTTTATCTTCCTTGTAATAGCAAAGTATTGAGATTCTGTAAGTACATATTCCTTAGACTTTGGTTTATTCTTTCTATAGTATTTATAACCATCATATATACCTAAAGAATTATTAACTTTATACTTCTTAGGATGATTAACCTTTTTAATCCTTTTCTTAAATTCATCTAAACTTTCTATCATCTCCTAACTTCATCAAGATTATCCTGTGCATCATTCACTTCATCTTTTGGGGAATATTCAGGACCCCTCAACTCTTTAACTACAAGCTCTATCAATGGAGGTATAAGACTATCCTCAATAGGGAAATCTTTATCCATTATATCACATATATCACCATCCTCTGATGGACATTCATAGTCTGCTGCTTTCTCTGCATCTTCAAAGATAGCTGTAAACCTTACATTCTCAAGATATAGGAATTGTGGATTTGATGATTTAAAATAAAGATAACCATCAGGAGCAATAGAACAATAGATTATATTCTGTAGGAACTTGTTATATCCTACATATCTCATTCTATCTCTTCCTACATATGATATTTCACCTTGATAAAAATCAATAGGATATACCCTTGGATTACCTATCTTCATAGTAACAGGTAACTTATTCTTGCTTCTTAAATAACATCCTCCTTCACAAGCTTCTCCTGATATAGCTGGGACCTGCTTAAGCCCTAAGCATAATGTCTGGTAATTACTCTCTGGTATAGGCTTCTTTATATCAGAATATCTTTGCTTAAGTAGAAATACCCTATACTTAAATAGCAGGAATGATATATGGTCTTGTGTAAATGTAGAGTCATCTGAACTTAACTTAAGTTCATCTATACACATATATGTCAATTCTTTTAATGTTGCCATAATAATTTATTTAGTTATTAAACAATAAAGACATTGCAAATATAAGTAAAATGACTCATATATACAATGTCTTTATTGATTTTATTTGCTGACTATAAGGATAATACTATCCTCTCCCTCTTAATTCAACTGTTACAGGAGAATTGTCTCCTTTTGTAATATATAGTATTACATCTGTATACCTTTGCTCAGCAGTAATAGCAGGAATTATAAAATCTCCATTTATTGATGTTTCAACTAAAGTTATCTCCTTATATTCAAATATACTCTTACAGTATTTAGCTATATAATGAACCTTCCAGTTTGAAGAACCCTTCACTCTTAACACATAAGAAGGCATAGTAATAAACACTGGGTCATTACTGAGACCTGCATTAGTAAATGCACAAGCTACTATATCCTCACCATGAGTTACAAAGTCACAGTAGACCTTGTAATCAGATATACTATATCTGTTATTCTGAAACTTAAAGTCTGTAAACTTGATAGGAGGGGTAATAAAAGGTTCAACCTCTTCCACCTTATCATAATATTCGGGGAAATCTATTAAGCATGTAGTTCCACATAAGCAGTATATAACTCTTGATATAGTTCTTATATCATCTTCTGTTACAAATCCTCTAAAGTCTGTTAACAACTCCTCAAGGAATAATAGGGCAAGTAACTTATATACATCATCATAGTTCTTGTAACCAAACTGAGATAATGCTATGAAATAGTTATCAAGTGCCTCTGTCTGTAGTTTGGCTAATTCATCCATGACAAACACATTTAGTTACAGTTGAACTTGTATCAATGAAGAACTTCTTCCAATACTTGATAGCCATAGTATAATTCTTAGTTATCATACTTACTGATATTGCCTTAAGTCTAAGCATCTTATTTACAAAGTTCTTGGGAATACAACAAGTATTCTCTACCTCTTTTACACTATTCATAAGACATTTATATACAGGGTCAAGATTAACTACAGCTTTACTTATTGTTACTTCCTGAGAACCATTTAGACTTTTAACCCAAACTATAAACATCCTGTCTTCCAATGGGATTTTCAAATCAGTCTGAGATAAAGTGACTGAAGCTTCAGTTACAGAGCCTTGACTTAAATCAATTGTATGTACAGGATTTCTACTTGGTCCTCCTGGGACATATGTATTATCAGAGTCTATGATTATAGTCTGGATATATTCTTTAGTAGCCTCTCCATGATAAGTAGTTGAGACTTTTATCTCAAGATATTTATCATCAGGAGTTATCTCTAATTTTTCAAAATGTACATCCATAATTTTTAATATTAGTGATAAAAAAAAAGGAGCATAGAACCCTATGCCCCTTATACTTTATTAACTCTCTTATGCTGGGTTAGCAATAGATAGTCCTGAAGCTGCATTTACAGCAGCTACCAAAGCTTTCATCAAAGTGTGACTTCCATCATCTTCACAAACAATTGTGATAGTTCTTTCAGACTTCTGAACTGATTCATTAGAGCCAATGTATGAATAATGAATATCCAGAGTATCATACTTCTTACTTGGGTCAACTAAGTAAGTTGTAGTAATATTGTTAGGATATCCCATACCTCTGTACATATCTCCTCTTGCACCCATGCAGAAATATTCAAGGTCTGCAATGTTATGACCATTCTCTACTTTCTTAGTAGAAGTTACTTTCTTAACATCTCCCCAAATAATTTCTTCACCATCAACTGTAATAGTAGTAGGCTGAACACTGAAAGGAATGAATGCTTGAGGCATTTTACCAAGAATCCAATCTTGCTGTACTTCCTCAATTATAATCTTATTATAGTCAGTCTTGTTAAGTTCAGCTTCTTTAGTTGCTGATGTAACTGGAACATCAGTACCATCTGCTGCTGCACTATTCAGATAGATATTTACCAAAGGAGTAGTCTCATTAGCAATATTCTTAGCAAGAGACAAAGCTAATGCTTTGTAGAAGTTTGAGGCAGTCATTCCTGAAGTAGCCTTTACAAAACCATACTTGAAGTATTGGTCATCCTCTCCAATACCAATAAATTGTCTGAATGCAAGTCTTAACACATATTCCTGAGCCTGAACTGGTGCAGGAGCCAATGCTGAAAGAGTTACTTCATATCTTGCCAATTTATGTGCCATACTACCTGAAGCAGTTGCTTTAGCAGAGATTATATTAGCAATTGTAATTTTATCACTTGATACAATACCTGCTGGACTCATGTACTGAAAATACAGAGTAGTCTTAGCTGTATCTGCTTTTGGCAGAATAGAACCTGCTGCATCTGTAGATAGCAAGTTATTACCTGTCTTTAATGCTTTTTCTACATATAAATGTCTTACTTGGTTGATTGAAAATGTTGCCATTTTAATATAAGTTTAATTAAACAATTCTTTATTTACTACCTGCTTGTGGGTTTCTACTTATAATAGCAAGTCTAACTGCCCTCTCAAGTATTGCCCTGTGTATTACAGGATTTAGTTCACATTCTGTTATGGTACTAACTCCATTGATACTTAAATCAGAAGGAAGATTAACTAATATAATTGGGGTAGGTCTTGATAGATATCTAACTAAATACTTATCAATATTATAGTCAGACACAATCTCAACTATACCATCATTTATATCAAGTCTTAATGCTCTTCCTCTTCCTGGACCCCTGAATGGATTTCTATATACTCTATAGAAATCATCTTGAGCTACTGGAGTTATAGAAGCTTCTTCTCCATCAAGGCATCCTAATCTTGAGTCTTTTAATACTGCTGATTCATAAGTAATGAACCATACATCTTCAGGTATCTGAAAGAACATTGAACTCTTAGATAAACCCAAGTGACCTGTTAATTTGTTACTTGTTTCAAAGGTCTTCACTAAATTACTTAAGTATCTTCTGATTTCTTCTGTTCTTTCCAGACTATCTCCATACTGATTCTTACCTGTATAGATTTCTATTATAATCTCTTCCTGAGCATTTGTCAGGAATACTGATTTCTCATATTCATCAAAGGCAAGAGGAGTAGTAGAACCAAATTCTGGACTTGCTGAATATGAATCAAGCAAGGTATCAAATCCATCAGAAAATTCCTTAGTAGTCATTATTCACTTCTATTACCTAATTCAACACTTGCCTTCAAATCTCCTTCATAGGCAGCTTTGGCTAACTCAACACCTCTTTGTAGGATTTCTCCATGAATTAAAGGATTAAGTTCACACTCACTAACAGTATTCTTACCATTGATTGAAACATCTCCATATTCACTTGATAAGTTAGTAAGAATAATAGGAGCAGGTCTTCTTATATATCTAACTGTATATTTTGATATTGTCTCACCTGAGTGAGGAATTACTTCTGACTGAATAGTGTTTCCTTCACCTTTAGTAACAAGTCTCCATGCTTGATATTTAAGAGGTTCCTTGTAAGGCTTTGACATCAGTCTTGTATATTCATCATATCTGATTGGTATTACTTGCTTTACTCCTGTATTAGTTGTAAGGCTTTCATTAATCATTAAGAATAAATCAACAGGTAGTTTATACACCTTTGCTCTAACATCAAATGTTGTTGAAGGAGAATCAACAACAGTTCCATTAGCTAAAGTAATAAGCCCTGAGAAATCTATCTGTCTTTTTGCAGAACCATCAAACCCCTCAGAGTATTTATTACCTTTGGGGTTGAAGTAGTTCTTTATAATCTCCTCTTGTGCTTTAGTTAAGAATACTGATTTCTCATATTCATTCAAGCCAGGAGCAGCATTAGACATTATATTATTATACAGGACATCAAATTCATTTGAAAATTCACTTGTAGTCATCTTTCATTATACTTGATTACTCCTTTACTTTAGCTTCTATACTGAACTTCAAATCTTGATTCTTTGGAAGGTTCAGATATTTAGCAGCCATATTAAGAGTAGGTTCTTCATTATCACCACATAATGGTGTGCCATCAGACTTTAAGTATAACATACCACCTCTGTTGCTAATTACTCCCTCTTCAATAGCTTTCTTAATCAAGCCCTTAGTTGGAAGTAATGGGTCAGTTGCAACTCTTAAGAAGAGCTTAGCATCTGCCTTAATCAGGTTATTAACCTTTTCTTGCAGGAACTCAAGTTTAGAGTTCTTTGAGGTTGGTCTGCCATCAATAGTCTCAATGATAGTTCTGAGGATTAAAGTATCATCTTGGATTTTACCAAACTCCATGTAAGACTGCATTGTAAAGTTCATATCCTTTTTAGCATTCTTGACTTCTTCACCTTCTTGTATAATCACAAATTGATATGTGGCTTTAGGATAATCCTGTAACTCCTGAAGAGATGGTGCAATATAAGCCTTGTTTGCAAGTAGGATTTTATACTTGATGTAGTCATCAGGGTCAGATAGATTTAGGAAGTTGTCTCCCTTTGTCAACCTAACCATAGCATTCTCCCAGAAGTTATCTACTTTCTTATAGATACTAAGTGCATTGAATTCAAGTCCCATTATATCCTCAAGGAAAGATTTCTCTTTATCTGTGAGAACATTTACAAACATTCCTGAAGAAAGCTTAGGTACTGTAAACCATTTAACAGCTCCTTCAGCCATACCTCCATATAGAATATGTTTAGGGTCTCTTACTATACCACTCTCTTTTGGTACAAATCTTACAATAATCCTTTCATTTCTTAAACAGTTAATAGTATCCTCTTCCTCTACAACTGCTTGTTTCTTTTGCTTTTTAACAGCTTTAGGTTCAGGTGAAATAACATCAGTTACATGTTCTTCTTTCATAATTTCATCATCATCTAAAACTACACTAACTTCTTTAGCCATATTTTACTTCTCCAATTTAAAATAAAAAAAAATAGGGAGAGGGAATATCCCACTCCCCTTTATATTACCCTTCCAGTATTGCTGGAATTAATGACATAGTTCTTGTTGGGTCAAGCACACAAACACCTAATGTTGCCATCTTGTGAATTATTGCTGAGTCCTCATCAAATGACATATGAGGATTACCCTTAGCACCTGTGAATGGATTTCTCAAACCCCACTGGTAGCTTCTAAGTTCATTGTCACCCTTAATTCTACATTTAAAGATATTAGGCTGGTCCATAGTACCAATATACCAGATATCAAATCTGTAAGACATAGCAGGACCACCCATTGGGTGAATAATCTTGTTTCTTACAGGGTCATCATAGAATGGGTCTACATCAAGTCTAACTCTAACACCATTAGGAGCTTTATATTCCACAAATTGGAAACCAGCACTAAGTGCATTTGAGTGGAGTTTAGACTGAGTCTTTTCTACAACTCTTGTAGAGTTATTATCAAGTACAAAAGTAGTCCAGCCAGATATAGTTTGCAGAACTGCCTTATGGAACAGGATAGCACCTCTTTCACCAGTCTTGATGATAAACAATCTATCACTCATAGACAGTTTAGAAGCTGAAAGTTCATACAAGGCATCTTCAAGCAACTTCAAGCTAAATGTATTATAGTACATAGTATTGGCAACCTCTGTCTGTTCAAAGATACCAGCACCAGTCTTAATAACATTACCTGACTTACCAAAGTTCATGTATTCACCATTAGCATTCCTGTTTGAGGTACCAAATGCCATAGCATTATTCTTGTATTCAGAGAATTGTTCCTCTACCTCATAGTCTACGTAGTGCATCCACATATTAGCAGTATCCTTAACCTGCTTGCCATTTACATTCCTAACCATAGGAATACCTATAGCAAGTTTCTTGCCAAGCTTATTACCAGCTACCTTATGTTGGATTCTAATAACAGACCATTCATTTCTCATAGAGACAGGAGTACTAAACCTAATATCACCTACCTTTCTGGAGAGTTCCTTCTCTACAGGAGCAAAGTCTACAGAGAATCTTTCACCAGCTTGAAGTCTTTCAGCAGGACATCCAGTGGTATTACCACCCATGAGTTCTACTTTGTAGACAGCATTAGTACCTTCCATTCTTGCATCACCAAGGATTCTAAATGGATATACTTGGTTCAAATTACCTACAATAACTTCACCATCTGCAAACCAATCTTCTGGGAATACAAGATAGAAAGGTGATGTTCCCACACCAACATTAGATGCACCTACTGCAACTACTGTACCATTCTCATCTCTTGCTTCTACAAGTGGAATATTCCTTCTTGCAGAACCAATAACATCCCAGTAATATTCATTATCATCCTCAAACTCTCTTACTGGGAACTGATTCAGGAATGTATCCAGAGTTTTCCCTCTATTGAATGCCAGCAATTGCACCATAAGGTTTGTAGCCTTTTGAGGTTGCATCTGGAAGATAGAGCCAAGGTGATTATCACTTGTCAGACCCTTCCAGGATTGGAAGCCTAACATTTGAAATTTACCTAATTTACCAGCCATAAAATTAATTATCTTTTAGTTTATAAATATGTTTAGACATCAGGAGTCCAGCCATTTCCAATATAAGATTCATTGTCCTCCTCAATACCACCAACATATCTTGGATTACCTGCTGAGGACCTTGAACTGCTACTTAGTTTGTGTTCCAGTTCTCTTAAACTTTGCTTGACTTCTTTCTTTACTTTGCCCTTGACTAAACCATCAAGGTTCTTAAAGCCATCAGTAAGTGTGAAGAGTACACTAAGATATTTCTTAAACTCAACTGGATTGTCTCTTTCATACTTTCCAATTGTAGTTAAGTATTCACCATCTTCTGTTTTGAATACAGGCTTAGCAATGTTATCAAAGGCTTTCTGTCTTGTAACTTTATCCAGTGGTATTCCTTCAAATACCTCTTTGTCTTCAAGCATTACCTTCTTAAGCTTTTCAGCCTGCTCCTTAACTCTTCTTTCTTCTGCTTTTGCTTCTTCTTGTGCTTCTTTGATAAGTTCCTGATAACTCTCAGTGAAGTACTTTCTGTTTTCTTCTAAGGCTTCCTTAGCATCTTCAACATCTGTACCTGCATTAAGAGATTTCTGAACTTCCCTTTGTGCCCTTGCATCACTGTATCCTCTATTTCTAAAGTCCTGATAAATAAGCTTCTGTCTAAGCATTTCACCTTTATCATTCTCAGCAGTGATATCTTCTTCTTTAATTGAATCAAGATATGAAAGAGTATTCTCATACTTCTTTATTTCTTCTGGTTCAATATCAGCATTAAGAGCAGCATCAATTCTCCTTTGTCTTTCATCAAGTCTTGCTTGAATTTGTTTTTCAACTGCTTCAGCAAAGTCTTCAGGTTCATTGATACTCTTTAATGTTTCATCATCAAGGTCAGGGAAGATACCCTCATCTTTCAAGGCACTGGCAATGGAAGAGTAGAAGTTAGTTTTGGGAGAAGTACCACCATCCTTTTCAGAGTTGGTATCTTCCTTTTCTTGATTATCTTTATCTTCACTACCTACGCCCTCTGGAGTGTCAAATAGATTTTCTGCATCTACTATCTCTTCCTCAGTAGTTTCCTTTTCTTCTTCAGTATTTACAGACTCTTCAGTCTTAGTTTCTTCTTGACTATCTTCATTAAATAGACCTTCAATGTCTACCATTTCTTCTCCAGATAGTATAAAATCTTCATTTAATCCATCCATAGTTTTCTCCCTAATTATTAACTGACTGCAAAGTTATAATAACTATTTGATATAGGCAATATGGTAATTAAGATGCTTTAGATTATATAAATAAAACCTTTATTTACTGAACAAAAGAAAGGGTGTAATAACAAGTACTACACCCTCTCAATAATTATGCTTCCTTAAAATACTTCCATATTTTACATCCACCCTTATAATCATCATCCTTGAACCAGAAGTTGATTGCAGACTCTATGATTTTTGTATCAATATTATCTCCGAACCAAGCTTTAAATAGTTCACAATAATCATGATATTGGGCATTGATTGCAACATATACATCAGCATGAGTTACAGATTGAGGAATTATTCCTCTATATCTTTCACATACCTCTTTGGCTTTAGACATGTCAAATTTCTCTCCAACATATTTCCTTCCATTTTCAGTATGATACATTTGAGATACAGTATATTTTGCATAGGATTCATTGAAGTGTTCACCTTCATTTCCTTCTAACATCATTTCCATCAATCTCTTTTTATCCTCATGGTCCATATACTTCATCTGTTCTATAAACTCACCTTTTGGGCTATGTCTATTAAAGTAGAAATCCTCATACATTTCATAAGGGTCTCTCATATCTTTGAAATCTTCTTCAAAGAATTCACCTCTTTCAGAATCTCTTCTCATGCCTCTACCTCTACCTCTGCCTCTGCCTCTTGCAAACTTTTCAGTTTCAAAATGCTCCTTGAGTTTTCTCATAAAGTCATCATCAGACATTCCTCTGCCCTTATTTCTAAGGTACTCTCTTAATATAATTTCATCCATAATCACAGTTATTTAGCAGTTAATAATTCCTTGAAACCTTCTAAGTCCTGCCCATTAAATACTAAACTTTTATTTGTTAATGGTATATTGAGTTTAATTGTTCCACCTCCAATATTAATATCTCCCATAAATGGGGTCTTGAAGGTAAATGGTTCAGTAGTCATGACTGACTCTATCATTTCAGATAGGATAGCTTCTACATCTATTTCACCATTTTCATCTGCAATAAGCTCAAGTGTTTTGTTTATCTTGCTGAGATTCTTGTCTAATGCTCTTGTAATTAAAGGTTTAGCAAAACTAATCATAGGATTTGTCTTTGCTACAGCTTCAATTTGAGTACCAAGGAATGTCTTTAATCTGTCTGTCAGTTGGGGTATAGTTACCATAATTACATATTAGCTTTAATAAATTCTTCATAGGTTACATTAGGATTAGATTTACTAAACTCTCTGAACCTTCTAAACATCTCCATCTCTTTGTTAGTGGTATCAATTATCTTACCTTTTAACTTCTTCACTATCTTAAGTTGATGTGTTAATAGGTCTTTACCTTCCTGAGTACCTTCAATCCTACCTTTCACAAGGCTCAGAATTTCAGCTTGTACAAGACTCTGTAGTTTATTATAAGTATCTACATAGTCTTCATCTTGAAACAGCATATTCTTTTGTTCATCTGTCATAGGCTCTATTTCTGAATCTATTTCATCCCAGATTAACTTCTGAGGAGGCTGTTGTACTTGGGGTTGGGTCATTTGTTGCATTCTTTGTTGCTTTGCATTTTCAAGTAGCTGTTTCTGTTTCTCAAGAAGCTGAATCTGCTCCTCAATATTACTTCCAATAGAAGTTGTACTTAATAATGGGTCCCCTCCCCCTAATATTACTTGATTTACTGGAAACATAATTAAAACAAATAAAAGTTAGTATTTAAAGAAAGAAAAGGGGAGAACTAACTCCCCTTTAATTTATCAGGCAGTTGGAGCAGCAGCAGTTACTACTCTTGGGCAACCACATTGATTAGCTCCTACATAACCAGTTATAGTAGGTTCATTAGGAAGACAAACCTGACCATAGATTACATTACAAGTCTTTCTATCAGTATAATTGATACCAGCAGTAAATGCCTTATCAATTTCACATTGAATCAACTTATCTTGGTAAGGTCTTATAGCAGCATTAATAGCTACCTGAGCCTTCAAATCAGATAGTTCTTTCATTATGCTGTCATCTGCATCTCTCTGAGATTTATACAGATTGAATGAATCTCTATTATGTTGAGCAGTCAACACATCAAATCCATCTCTTGTAGACTTGTATAAACCAAAGTCTGCATCTACTTGACTCTTGTAAAGTCCAAACAGTTCTTGGTCAATAGTCTGTCTATCTTGGAACCTTTGATTCTGTTGAGTCAATGCCCATTGATAAAGACCTCCTTGAAGTGCAAGAACATCTTCACATTCTTTCATCTGAACTTCATATGCAGATGGACTATTTCTACTACCTCCTGCCATTCCAGTTTCAAGACCATTGATGTTAATATTAGCACCACCAAGTCCAGAACCCAAGCCACTACCACCTAACAAACCAGCTCTTCTATTACCAAAGAGTGCCCATGCACCAAGAGCAGTACCAATAATACCTAATGTCAAACCTGCATTGGCTTTTCCATTAATATCTCTCTTGTTAGGACCATAATAACCATCTTGATGTTCTACAATCTTTTCTTTTTCAATAATTTCCATAATACCTGAAATTAATTGTTCTTAATAATTTATCTATCTCTGTAAGCTTACACTGCCAAAGTTATGTAAATTATCTCAGGTACCATAACATTACTAAAAAGCCCCATAACTATTTAAGTTACAGGGCTTTAATTTAGCACTATGTTACTAAAGTGCTATTAACTATCAAATGCTATTAAATCTTTCCTTCCGTGGTGTTTATAAAACACATCAACTATCTTATTATATATGTATGTTATGACATAAGCATCAATTTCATCATTATCTCTTTGTGGTCTATAACCTATATATTCCCAAATATTATTCTTGATGTGCTCAGCTTCATGTATTATACTACTTCCTCTTCTTGAGTTAACTGCCACAAGTGCAGCTCCATACTGAAATCTTGTGATAGCTAAAGGTTCTGGACCACTATCAAATAGATAGGATACTTCATCCCAACTATCATATATCAGTATAGTCAGCCTATAATCAAATATAGGAACTGTCATCTTCTTCTTTGTTACCATAACATACCTTATTTTTATTATTCTATTGTGACAGTAATTTCTTCTCCAGCTACCTTAGCTTTTAACATCAGGGAATATAACTCCTGAAAGGTAGAAGTAGAATTAATTACTTGTCCTTTTATCTTGTTGTCTCCAACCAAGATACATCCTAAGGTGTCAGCAGGCTTATTTCCTACATGAATAAGGACTCCTGAATAACCAGGAACATCAATAAGTCTGGGTAATTTTCCTCCACAGAATTTAGCCCATGACCTATCTTTGAACTTAGGACTTACTGTATTCATGTCTATTTTATAAGTTCCAGTAGGAATTGCTGTTTCACCATATACCTTCTTTGATTGTATCTCTGAAAGAGGTGAGTCTTCTGTTAATCCTCTATCTGTATCTTCTAATGTGTCACACTCATATATACCATTTATATATAAATGTCCAATACAGTAATTTTTAGTCTTATACTTTCTAATCAGTTTTAATTCCATAACTCCAAATAAATTTTCCAGCATGAAGTAGTTTTCCACTGCAACATGCTGATATATTACATCTATTTACTCCAGTTTTAAGTTGAGCTTCATACGAATTACTGAATATATTTAGTAAATTATTATTCATATCATATTGATATAGAGGCTTTCTTCTATTAGTATTATCCTTTATATTTGGATGGTTCTTTAACTTTTCTTTAGTAGCTTCTGATAAAGTTTTACCAGTATGCTTAAGTCTTATTTTATTCTTGGTATCTTCTGAAAGTTTATGACCAAGATTTCTTTTATGTCCTAAAGCTTTTAATCTAATTTTATTTTTAGTTTCTTCGGACATTTTACCTGCTAAGTTTCCACCATTAGCATCATTGTAAGATTTTCCCAATATATTCTTATAAAAGAATATGAGCTTTATTTCAAACAACTCTGCTTTTTCTTTACTTAAATTAGTAAATAAAACCTCATGCTGGAAATTATCCCAACCATACTTCTTAATAGCTTTACCAAATATAGTTTGTTTACCATAACCTCTCATCCATCTCAAATTAACATCTCCTCCTGTTATTCCAATATATACTTTACCAGAAGGAGATGTATGTCTATATACTGAATAATTCATAAAGTTTACCTATGGTATATTTATCTCCTTTAAATATTCTTTTAATGGTTATGTTCATCTATGTTCTTGTGTAAAACTGTTTTATAATCACCTTTTCTTAATTGACAACTTAAGTCTGTGCACATAATAGTCATTAAGTTCAAGACTTGTTTTCTTAACTCCTTCACCTCCTCCTCCAGACTGTCACTTCTTTTTAAGGCATCATCAAGCCTTTTTCTGTTATCATCTGAGAGTTGCTTGTAAAATTCTAAAGACTCATTCATATTCTTTATCAGATTATTATCAACCTCACTGTTGTATTTCTTTCTTGCAAAGAACCATGAAGTCCAACCACTAACTATAGTAGTTAGAAATCCTACACCTGCTGTAATCAGTATTCCACCATCAATCATATTATTCAACTATTTCTATAAACCTTTGAGTTTTGTTTTTAACATAGGGATTTCTTTCTCTTATTTGCACCTCTACAACAGTCATTTTCTTCTGGAACCATCTAAATAGAAAGAACTTCTTTGGAGGCTTAACAGTCTCTCTTCTGCCTTGAATAGTAGTAAGTCTTTCTAATTCTATGGTAGGAGTTGAAACCACTACATTTGGATACTTTAAATATAAATGGTTTTGGAACCACTTGTCTCCCATGATAGTATCAAGTTCAAAGGAAGGATTCTTAAAAATAGTGTCAGGAGTTAACAGAGTGTCACTCTTGTTTATAGAACTAAGCTCATATTGTAACTGTTTCAACCTTTTATCTTTAATGCCAATCTCTTCCCTCATCTTATTTATCTTCAGGAGAGTTGAGTCTTTAAATGTATTAAGTTGCTCTATAGTAAGTTTATAAACCCTACTTTCATTAGTTACATTTGAAAGCTCCATATCATAAGCCTTTATATTTTCAATAGAAGTATTATATTGCTTGGTTAATTTTACATTGGAATTATATAATATACCACATGCAATTACTAATACTCCTATTATAATTAAACCAATTTTCTTCATAATACTTCAATTTTTAAAGGACTATTTCCAATATTTTTCTTTGAACTCATCTAAATCTTTCATGGACCAACTGAGTTCCTTAAAACCTATAGCATGTTCTCCTCTTGGGATTTTACCAGCTCTAACATAGTTATCAAAAGTAGCTCTGCTGATTCCTGCTAATTGGCAAAATCTATATTTACTAATTCTTTTAGTAGTATCAGTAGTATTTTGAACTGCTTTCATTATAGCTATTGCAGACTCTTCATCAACATTAGAATTACCTGCATCCATATCATCTACTTTACTTGCAAGTAAATCTCTAATAACCTTAGTTAACTTGTTCATCTCCTTCTCCCTCCATACTTTTGGTGACAATAAATAGCACAACTTACAAATATACCACCTATTATCAGATTTAATAACAGTAGATTAAAATCATCTACTGGAATAATAAAATAGTTATCTACAAAAGCTACTATTTTATTAACCACTATGTAGTGAATTGCCATCTTGTGATATATGCAGAACTTGTAAACACAACTACTTATGTACATAGGAATGGTGGTAAGAATAGAACTGCCACCTATAAATAATGTAATATCGAGATAAATGTCAAAGTATGCAAGAATATTACTGATGAAGTCCATAGATGCTATCAGCATAGGAACATATTTCACACTTAATAGTTCAAGCTTGTAGATAACTACACTTCTCATGGTCACTTATTGGACTTAACTCTTCTTCTTTTATTTGGAGCTACACCACCACTTGTACCATTGTTAGGTTTTGGTCTTCCCATAATTAATTAGTTTTAATTTTTAATAAGTAATTCTCTCAGTCTATTGATTACAAAACCTCTAATACCAATTCTATTATCAGTTCCAGAGTTAGAATCAATGTATTTAATAAAGTCTTCCATACTAATATTGTATATCTTGACTTCTACCTCCTCTTGATATAAGGTACTAAGTACTTCTTGTGCAGACTTATTAATCTTAGATTCTATCTCCTTTACTGAGTCTTCCTCTTCTTTAGTAGCTGTCTTGCTTTCTACTTTTTCTTTTAGTTTTGTGTATTCTTTAGTCTTTAACTTCTCAACTAAGGTAACCTTTAGGTTTTCTGTCTCTTTTGATTTAGCTGATAATTCTGAGATTGTGAAAATACATGCTCTTTTACCTTCAGGACTAAGACCATCAATGGTCATTGCATCTACAAGGTCTGAGATAGATTTAATTTCAAATCTACTCAATTTAGTAATAGTAAAGTCTTCTTTCTTATTAACTTCTTTAACTTCCTCTACTTTTTCCATTTTAACTTCCATGCTATCTTATATTATAATGTTAATTTATCTAATGCTGTCAAATAAGCTTCAATTGAATCAAGGATTCCTGACCTTTGAGAAGCTGTTCCATCATTAAATGTTACATTCAAGTTATTGCTAACCTGTCTATTAAATGTAGCAACTTCTGTTTTATTTGCAATACTTGTTACAGTGCCCATATCTACACCTTGCAACTTTGAATCTATGACCCTTACACTTCCTCTTACAGTGTATGCACTATCACTCCCTGACATAATAGAAGTATAGCTTACTATATTCTTTTCAGTTATTTCCATATTTATTTAATTAATGTGATTACAAAGGTATGTAATATACTTGATATATACAACCTAATAAGTGAATTATTTATAGTTTTATTAATATATTATGCAGAACCAACTAATGTTATCTCTAACAACTTACCAGCACTTGCACCAGTCCTTGTATTATAAATATAGCAATTAGTATAAGCAGTTTTACCAACATGATATTTACCACCCAAAGTCATACATGGAACACTAACAACATAATTTCCACTACCATCAGGACCAGATATAATCTTAGCCATACCTTTACCAAATTCATACTGGTCAACTCTGAAGTTGCCATTATAATCAATAGTTTCCATAGATACACTATATCCTTTCAAAGTAGCCAATCCAGCAGATGCTTTATCATGAATAGTAAATCTATACTCATAATAACTATCAGAATAGTCATTAACTCTTGGTTTAGTGTCTCCTACTACAGAATATTGAAGATAACCTTGAATAGGAAATTGAGATAGATTATAATACTTCATAACAGGAACACTTTGTCTTCTTGTATTAGATATACCTCTATAAAAGTTCATATTATATTCAGGAGCTTCTTTCCATTTAAGTCTTTCATTGGAATATATACTGTCAGATATAAATAATACTATGGCAATATCTTTACTAAGTTTACCTTCCCAATCTAAAGAATCATCTACCAAAAACAAGGGTAGTTTACCACCAGTGATTGTTCTACCATATATTTTGTAATATGCTTTTTGTTTGCTTCTACTACATATAGCAACTCCTAATTGATTCTTTTTATTATTACCAATTAGCTTGTCAATACTTAATTGTCCTCCTGTACTTGTTTCAAATATTAAAGAATTAATATTAATAACAATAGCTGAATCAGGAGAAGCATTAGCTGGAAAAGTAAAGTCAAATATAGGTTTTGCATTATGATTATACCCATTAAAGTCTGAGGCTCTATAATACCAAGTGCTCTGTCCTGATACTGGTTGTCTATAATAAATAGCATCTCCTGTAAGGTTAGCAACAGTAGGCTGTATTATAGCTACATTTTCAAACCCATAGTGTATAGACTTAAACTGTTCCTCACTAAGAGGGGCTATACTACTATAAACAACAGGATGTCTATCAGTCCACATATTTACATTACTTGAAACACATTGGGTTCCCAAGTCAGTACTTCCTATACCAAGAGCCTGAGGTATATCATTATGAATGCCAACAGGGGCAGTTATAATACCATTAGAAAGAGACATTATCACCCTCCTTTCCTGTACTTGCTGCCACCCCTGTGCAGACAATAACTCCATAACCTTTTATAGTTTCAACATTAAGGTTGCCTTCTATGATCAAAGCATTAGTCAAGTCATAATTACTTAGGTCTCCAAGTGCTTCTATTTCTATGGAGGTATTAGTCCCCCCCCCCAGTATATGGGCAATTATATTGCCTTTAACTAATAAATCTACTTTCTTCATATTTAACTATTCATTCTATTAATGGTAACAACTAATCTTGCAACTTCCTGTATATCATATTTCCACCAAATAAAGATAACTTTCTCTCCTACATAGGAATCCCAACCATAGGTTTCAACTTCAAATTCAAATGGAATACCAGGCATAGTATAATAATCACCAGCTTGAACAGTGGTAGCAGAAAAATCCTTACTCCAAAGCTCTAATTCTCTAACATAATCAGTACTATCTGAGTAATATCTGTACATACATACTTTAGTAGCAGGTAGAGTACCACCAGCATAATTCAAAGCATTGATTATAGGAGTAAGATTCATAACTTTCAGATAGTATGGTCTACTTACCAAGTACCTAAGAACAGCCTGACATCTAATCTGTAAGGTGAATGGGTCTCCAGATATATACTGCATTTCGAAGATAGTCTGTGTACTTTCAGTATTCCTTAAACTTCTATATCTTCCTATTTTGTCTTTTATGTAAACATGACACCATAATTTACCTCCAACAGTTCCTCCTAATCTAACTTCATCATCTGTCCATTGGATAACATTATTCTCAGATGTTACCTTGAACTCTCTCTCAACATAAGTTGCATTAGGATTACTTGGGCTTCTAAGGTTTACTACAAACCTAATATAATCACCTTCTGATGTCTTATCATTAAATATGTCAGGAAGGCATAAAGCTCTATCTCTTGACTGAGGAATATTAACAGTCATCCTGAAGCCCTTATTTAAGGCTACCTTTGCAGGATAACCTACAGTAAATAAGTCCTTCGGTGCATTATGATTATATCCATCAAAATCAATAGCCCTATAAGGATAGGGACTTCCATTAGGTCTCAAATATGTCCAGACTGGGTCTGGAAGGTTAGGATTACCTACATTATTAACCTGCTCCATTTGGAATCCACACTGACCATTGATACTTCTCCACCACCTGTGGGAATATTATCTATTTGTTGTTTAACCCATTCTTGAGTAGCTAAACCTGTTAAGTCAAGATGGCTCTTTGGAATAATTTCATTTTCAGCATCAAGAGCCTTCCACATATCTTCAAGTTTGAAAGTCTCTTCAGGTATCTTCATGCCATACCATTGTTTAAGTTTAGCATCATAACCTAAATAGAACTTATCAAATGTCTTATCTACACTGTTATCTGTTGTAGACTTCTTGACATCAAGAAGCTGCCATAAATAAAGAGAGCTAATTGAAGAATAGAATTGTAATGTAGTTACCTGAATATCATCAGGTTTAACATAATTGGCTTGACAGGCTAAATCTACAACCAAGAAGGCATCTTTATAGACTACCCTTGCATCATAACCCTTTGAATAGCTTACTTCAAAACTGTATTCTCCAGTTCTTTGTACTGAACCTTTTATGGTGAAGGTAATTTCATTTCCAGATACAGAATAGTCAGGAACACTAATTAATGTACCTGAACACCATACCTTGAATCTTATATTTGTAGCAGTGGACAGGTCCTCAGGAATGTTAACATTATCAACAGTCTTAGTTATAGCCCATACTACCTTTATATCATTACCTTTAACTATTTCCATATTAATTCAATTTGAATTGACTCTTGAGGTCCTCTATAAGTTTATTGACCTCTTCTTTAGTATAATAATTAGATAAATCTCCTGCAATCTGCACATTAGATTTAACTTCTATACTATTAACCATTATATTACTATTTGTTAGTGTATTATCACACTGACTGGCATCATCTACAATAGTAAATACTGAGGATTCAGTTATTCTTGCATCATAGTCTTTTGACCAAGATGCTTCAAAGCTATAATTACCAATCCTTGTATTCCTTCCTTTTATTGTAAACTGGACTTGATTAGTATTCAGAATAATATAATCTGTTACTTCAAGCTTCCTGCCATTACTATTCACATAAATAGTAAGGTTACTTACTGTATCTAAGTCTTCCTTGATAGGAACTCCATCAACTACCTTAGTTATACTCCAAGTAACCTTAATATCATTTCCTCTTAAAATGTTCATTATTTATCCTCTTTATGTAGCAGGAGCAGCCTCAATAGTTACTGGAATAGTTGTACCATCTATCAAAGTAAGAGTTCCACTTGTTATAACTCCAGCAGAGTCTTTAATAAGTTTTAGACTCTTTACACTCTTTGAGAATGTATTCCATACATTATAAAATTCTTGTCTTCCAGATACAGGCTTTGTAAGATTAGTTCTCATTTCACCTACATCCTGCATATCTTTATCTGAATAATCATTGGTAGATAATCCCTTACCTGCTACAGCCTTTACAGCATCAGTAATCCCATAACCTTTCAAGGTTGTAGGTTTATTAGTTACATTATCAAAGGATATAGAACTGTCTTTACCTAAGACAGTCCATTCTCCATTATTAAAATATCTTGCAGTACCTTTATACAACCATAGCATATTGGTTGGTACTGGATTAGGTGATATTGCTATTCCATTTAAATTTTTCATATCATTATTTATTAGTAGTATTACTTCTTTTTCTTAACTGGATTACTCCAGTCTTTTTAACTATTATACTATAATTAGACATATCTATTGAATCTACATACTCATATCTCCAAATGAATCCTAAAGCCGATGTTTTCTTCCCTTTTAATGAAGTTATAATACCATTAGCATTACTCCTTTCTGAACCTTGAACACCTGCATAATGTCTTGCAGCTTCTATTATACTCCCCCAAGATTTCATGAAAATCCCTTCAAGAGAATATTGGTAAATTCTAATACTATTAGGATTATCACTTCCTTTAATTCCATACATTGGGTTAGTTTCATGCCTTCCATACATAGGGTTATTTTCCCCTTTATGGTTAATGTTGGGAGAGGTATTATCTCCCCCATCAGTTATATTATAAGATTTATTGTGCAACTTATACCATCTTATCAAATATTTTTCAGTATATTTAGCCTCTCTTATAGAAACACCTTCAAGCACTATTTTATGTCTAAAATTATCCCACCCATATTTTCTAATAGCTTTTTCAAACAAAGGTTGGCTTCCTGTTAAATATCCTTTGCCTTTTTGCCATCTTTTTCTCAGGGAGGTTCTTGTAATACCTACATACACTTTTTCTGATGGGCTTTCATGTAGATAGACATAATAGTTAGCTTTCATTTAATTTTCTCTTAGATTGTCTTAGACTTATTTTGTCTTTTAGAGCATTATCCTCAGAATGTTTCTTCTTCTCAAAGAGAAATTTTTCCTTATCTAATTTGAACCTTCTATTCATATCTTCTATCTTAGCATGTAATTCCTCTTTTTTCTCTGGAGATAATTCTTCAATTCCATCATCTAAGTTATCAGATGAATTAATTTGAGCAATTATAAGTTTTGTAGAATTATCCCTTATATTAGCTTGCTCTTTCTGCTCCAATTCAGCCTGCTTCTGCTGTAATTGAGCTTGAGCTACTTGCTGTTGAGCTTCAAGTTGCTGTTGTTGTTGCTGAGCCTGTCTTTCTCTAATATCTCTTTCATCTTTCTCAATAAGTCTTTGTTTCTCTGCAAGAGAAGATGAAGTATATAGCTTAGTAATAGTAGAGAATGACAATGTTTGAGTCTGAAGAGCTGCCTGAGCCAAGGTATCTAATTTAGCCTGAAGTTCCTGGGTTCCATTACTATTGTCTACTACTAAACCATAGTCAGCTTCAGCAAATTCATCACCATCAATTTCCATTATTCTTGTTGATGTATCAGATAGTATATACTGGAACTTCTTACTTCTTCCTTTCATTGCAACCTTAGCTGTTTCAAGAAAGGCTTCAAGTACTCTTTTCTTAACATCATCATGGATTACAAACAACCATTCAGTAATATGACTTGATTGAAGAGTAGCTCTTTCTACTCCACCAACAGTTTCTCTATTAGATATTTGCCCTTCCCTTTGTTTTGTGATACCAACAACCTCAGACATCTCTATTTTAATAAATTCAAGAAGATTTATCTGCTGTTGTATATAGTTTCCTATGTTAGTTTCTAACATACCTCTGCTTGCATTGTTAAGACCACCTGCAAGCTTTCCAGTGGCAGCACCTATATTACCTTCCTTAAAACTGTCAACTACTGCAATATGATTAGTTCTTGCAAAGTATATCCATTTTTCAACTTCCCAACCTCTTGGAATCTTAGCTAAATCAAGCTCAAGAATTGAGCCCCAATTTGAAGCAATAGCCTTATTTAATCTATCATGAATAGCATCATATAAATAATTATAAGGCTTCATCATATCTACAAGAGAGAAAGGTTTAGTATCATTAAGGTTATATACTGAACCAATAATACCAAAATGGCACCTTGATGGGTTACTAAGTCTATTGTACTGAATAACTCTTGGACCCATATCAATGAATATACCATCTTTTGCATCTCCAATCAATGTTCCTTGCCAAGCTTCATTTATCCAGAATGATTGTGACTCTTCCCCATTATCCTTATCTATTACATAATTCTCAGGATAGAAATCATAAGTTTCTTCCCCTGTCTGAGGGTCATAGGATTTAACCTTCAATATCTTCTTCTTGGACTTCCAGTACAATCTAAGTACTCTCAAGTTACCTGCAAGGTCATAAGGAAGTAAAGAACCAGCAACTCCTTCAGAGAATAATCCAGCAGGGTCAAAAAAGTATGAACCATCAGAAACAGTTACTTCATCTCCCATCATACTTGGGTTGACAAAACCAAACCTTTCATCTATATTGTCCATACTGTCAGTAGCAGCCTGACCTACATGGTCAGGAAGATTTTCTATATACTCTATATCCTTCTTGGTAAGAGAATCATAATAAGTATCAATTACTCTTCCTGGACTCCAGTAATCTTCAAGTATAATAATATCTGCATCCTCAATCTTATTACTGTATCCACTTTTGAATACTCTAATCTTTAGAGGATTAATTCTTTCAAGAGTTGGCTCACCACCTACAATATCACATTGATAAATCTCTTCACCAACTGCCATTGCATCCATAAAGCCCTGATTGAATATCAAAGGTATATTATACTCTTTAATATAATGATTAAGCAGAGCATTAGCTCTTATCTCTCTTAGGTCTTGCCACTCATAAGTATAATAATCATTAAGCTTCTCAAGCTTATTATTGAAATCATCCTCTGAAACAGAGTTATCTCTCATGAGCTCCTGAAGGTCTTGTAATAGGGCATTCTTCTTATTAGTCTCTATTTCAGATATTGCAGTTGGGTTTGTTACTACTACCCTGAAATCAAAAACTCTCTTTGATTCTTCACCCTTAAGTACATTCAACTTACTATTGATTATAGGATAGTGTTGCAGTCTCTCAGGTATATAACCTGCCTTAATATCATCAGGATTAATAATAATCTCAAGGTCTTGCATGTGCAATCTTCCATTCAATAAATCATAATTTATCTTCTTATGAATTACTGATTTTCTAACTAAATTATAGTTGAAGAATGTCTTTTGGGTAGCCCAAGTAACACACCTCTTTCTCCATTCCTTTGTTTTTTTGCTAAAAGGCAACATTTGCCTTGGGAAATTTAAATCATCCATTATTCCCCCCTTTCTTTATATCTCCATTTGTAGCCATAAGCTGTCTTTCTTTTATGATTACAGCAGCAGCTAACATGGTGACCTTTTGCATTTAAAAATGTTTCTGCTTCTGTAGTTGAATTAAATTCTTTAAGTATCTCATTTGTATTTTTATCTATCATCAACACAGGTTTAGATAAACCTATTCTTATCTTTTCTATTATATCCTGAGATGGGGTTTTACCATAATTTGGATGAGAAGTCCCTGACTTAAATCCATACTTTAATAATTCTTTTAACCTCTTCTCTCTTTGAGTTTTCCAAAGGTTTATAGCTATTTCTCTTTGTTGTTGTACTCTTTCAGGAGAATGTTTCTTTCCATATTGAGAAGACAAAGGTCCTTTATATTTTCTTAATTTATTCTTTGTTTCCTCAGACATTGCTTCTGAGCCTTCTCCTCCATTAGCTATATTATAACATATTCCTCTCTTTTTATATCTACTGATTAGTAGTTGCTCCTCTCTACAGGCTAACTCTTTACTAATATTTCTAAATAGGATTATATGTTCAAAGTTGTTCCAGCTATACTTATTTATAGCTGACTGAAAGTATGGATTGCTCTTATAGCCATAGTTCCACCTTTTCTCAGGATTAGTATAGTGGGTTATACCCACATATACTTTCCTATTTATCTTATTCTTATGAATATACACTATATACTTTCTTTCTTCCATTTTGCAAAAGTAAGTAAAAATCTCCACTTAACCAAGTATATAAGTGATTTCTTTATTGAAGTGCTTCATTCAAACTAAATTTACTGAATTTATTTGGGTCCTTATAATTAAGAGTGAAGAATTTATCATTTCCAAGATAATCTTTTGGTATTGAGCCCTGGTCTTTTGAAGGATTTCCCTGATATAATATCATCTTCTCTTCTCTATATAACATGACCATACCTAATGCCCTGATTCTATCCACATTTATCTCTGGGTTAAATGCAATTAACTCTTCAATTAATGCTCTATTTCTCAGGTTAAACAGATTATATGTAGTTACCTCTGAGCTTTCTATACCATTCTGCACAGTAAATGTTACAGGCTTCATTAGCCAATCTCTAATAAGATTATTGGCATACATATTAATAGCTGCTGTAGCATTAACACCTTTTTGGTTACTTCCAAAGTTACTGTACTTAATAAGCTGTTTATCTCTTAAATACTCAGGAGTATCAGCTAATAAATGAGTACAATTCATCTTCTTAAAGTAAGCAAAGATACCCTTTTTATTTGATTCATACAGACAGGTTGCATTATAAAATAAACACAGAAGTCTTACTATTTCAAAGTTATCATCTGCAAATGCCTGTCTACCAGTATATTCAGCTACAATCTTATCAGTCCATAAGTCAAGAACAAAGGTAGATGATAGAGATGAAGACTCAGCTTGGTCATTATCTACAGGGTCATGACCTATAATGTATCTTGTATTTGGGACCTTTCCAGACCTATCCTTTTGAGGCATCTCAAAGATTTCTACAGCCCCAGGAGTATCATTCTCAACTCCATATTTTCTAATTGGGACATCATCAGTTAAGATAAACTCTACTTCTTCTTTACCCTGAACTAACTTACCTACATATACATCATCAAAGGCATGTACATCTTGGTCTATCTGACTTAATCTCTCTGTAAGAGAAGTGATAGGGAAGTAGGCTGCTTTAACTTTAATAATAGCTTCTGCTGGTGTAATAGGGTCCTCAGCAATTACTCTAAGTACTGATTGTGGGTCTGCACTATATTTAGCTTTATATCTTGCAAGAAGAATCTCTATAAGAGCCTTAACTACATCAGATACTCCATCTTCATTATAACAACCAGCTCTATTAATATAAGCAGGAAAGAAGTACCCAAAAGTAGATTTACCTTGCTTTGGTTTATCATATACATTATCAAGTGCATATATATTATAACCTTCAGGATTATATAACAGTGTTTTAGCAGAGGTAAAATCTGACTCTTTTTCACTGGCAGTACCTACAAGATATTGACATGCAAAAGTATAATCACCATCCTCTACTGATTTCCTTGTTACATCATACAAAGAAAGAAGGTCTTTGAAGTTACCCATCTCTTCATATAATATCCAACCTCTCTTACCTCTTAACTTACCAGAGTCATCTTTAGCTGATACAGCCATTACTTGATTTAATGAACCTTTCTCAATGCCATATTCATCCTTATAACCCATCTGCCAAGACATCTCATTAGGAGAGTTCTTTAACATAAGGTGAGGGAAAGGGGTATTAGCAAAACTAAAGTTAATTGCAGGTTTAAACTTAGAAAGGGTACCATCCTTATCATCCTTCAAATATTCTTTCTGATAAGCTGTAAGTACTGTAATAACCCTTCTTTTGGACTCCTCACTTTCTCCAAGTATAAGATTATGTCCCATAATTGCAGAAAGAGAGTAGGACTTGCCACAATTATGTGTTTGGATAAAGTCTCCTATTAAATAGGAGTTATCCTTAGCATCTACAGTAACACATTTACATAGCCTCTTTCCAATATACTCTATGTTAGTGATACAAGTTTTTATAGCTCTGGAGGTTAATTTTCCTTCTACTATAGTATCTTGCTTTCTTTTTAAGTTAAACAACTCCTTCCCTCCATATATACTAATTTCATAGGTATTTAAACATTGTTTAAGTTCATTGTTAATCTTATATCCCGCCTTTCTAACTGTATAATGGCAATTATACCCTAAACTTCTTGCAATTTCCATTACATCATTAGCAAGTTTACTTGAAGCAGTGTTTAATATAGGGGTATTCCCATGTACACTTCCATCAGAGTCTAACAGTCCTTTTAGAAGATTTAATCTTATCTCTCTACTATTATATTTGTATAAGTCTGGAATGAACTTATCTTCTGATTTACACATCCACAACCTATTATCATGCAAGAATTGATTATTAAATCTTATAGCATAACTATATCCATCTGACCCAATCTTATCTATCACATAAGGTACTCTTGACTTATAAGTGTCAATATCCCTTTTATCAGAAGTAAATATAACTTGATTCTTAAAGCCTTTATTTCTGAAACTTCCATCCCCCAGTAACAATCCTAATGTATAAGGTTCTATAGGAACCTCCTTACTGTCAAAATCTACCCCTTCATTTTTTGGAATAAAATATATATAAGCCTTTCCAGAAGGTATTCTCCAAGAAGGTTTTCTTTTACTAATATAATGCTCATATAAATATTTTGTACTTAAATGAAGTACTTTTCCTGTATTAGCTCTTATTACATTCCATATATGGTCATCTGAAGCATAAACTACTCTACCATCTCTTAAAGTAATTCTATATGTATCAGCCATACCATCAAAAGGTATATCAGTTACAGTTGTTATATTACCATAAGTTCCATATAACTCATCCCCCACTTTAATATCACCCCAACTCTTTACTCCTTCTGGAGTATAGACTTTTTCTGTATATGGATGGGCACCTCTCTTTGCAAGTTCAATTCCATGATGACCTTTCTCTCTTGCCTGATACAAGTAATGGAATCTCCAATCTATGCCTTCAAAAAAGAAGGGAAAAGACTCCTTTCTAATGGCTTTCTTCTTCCCTTTCTCTACTACATTAACAAGCATAGGTTGATAGTTAAGAAGCCAATAATGATAGCCTGAAATCCAGGCTCCATCAGACTCCCTAACATAACCTTCCCAGCATCTTCTTCTCTCTTCATCCCAGAACTTTCTATACTCAGAATTGGGATTACTATTAGGTTTTAGAAAGGTATAACATCCATGCTCCATATAATGAATAGCTGCTTTTCTAAAGTAGTTAGCATCTGTCATTATAGGAGGATTAGTAACATCTATAATAGCTCTTCCCTTTTCATCTCTTGGTAAATCTTTATAATAGGGTCTGTTAGGAGATATTAATCTCTTGACAAACTCTACACTACCAAGAATCTCAAGTAATTGCTCCTGAACCTCCTGAGGAAGGGTATTCATTAGTTCCTCAGTTAGTTCAGTCTGATATTTATTCATTGCTACCATTGCATAACTCCTTAAAGTTTTGTGTATTAATATACTCCAGAAGAGATTTGGTAATAGAAGTGGTTAGGAGGGAAAGAGCTTTAGTTTCTTCTGCATCAGTAACAATTCTATTAGAATACTGAGCACCAAATGCAGGTATCTTTTCACTCTTACTTACAAACCAAACTTGCATTCTATAAGTCTTCTGTGACTTAACTACAGGGTTAGTATCTATTATCTTATGTAATACAAAGTATCCCTTTCTTCTATTAGGAAAGCCTTCATAATATACATTAAGTCCTTCTACTATATCATTTATTTCCATAACTATTTATAATTAAGTGCATATCCTAAATAGGATTTCTTATTTACATGGGAGTACACTATAAATTTATTATCCATAAATACCTAATATACAATGGGTTAGAGGTCCTCATATATTGCTTTTTCTTGTGCTCCTCTAACCTTATCATTTTGTGCAAGTTCCTTAACAAGTGCTCTTTCAGCTTCATCAAGGTCTTTAATTAAAGAAGGTATTTGTTTAATAGTAGCTGTTACTGTATTTAAGGTATATACAGGCTTACCTTTATCATCTTCTTTAGTAAGGTCAATATCTCTTAATAGTTGTCTCAACTTGTCTACTGCAACTCTTGTATCTTCAAGAAGTAATGCTGAAGTTGTTTTAAAACTTGCATATAATTTCATTGCTTCTTTAACAGTAGTATCAGGTTCCCAGTTAGGTCTTAAGCCTTCTCCTTCCTTAATGGATTTAGACCTTTCTTCTCTATCAACTATATATTGATAGTCACTCCTTGGGTCTTCCATAAAGTAACAGTACCCAAGTTCCATTATAGCTCTTTCTTTTGATGCTGACTTATCTCTATTCCATACTTGTCTAAATGCTTTAAGTGCCAGAGCCTCTTCTGAGATTGTCAGGTTATAACCTTCATATCTAAATAGTTTCATATCCTAAATAAAAAAAAAAGCCCGCCTTAATTAGGCAGGCTTAAAATTAGTTCAATTCAAGCTTAGGAGTGTCAACCACAATGGTTGGATTCTCATCAAACTCCTCAATCTCTGCAACATATTTGATATCATTGTCAAATAGATATAGGTGAGGAACACCTTCAATATCTATTATATCAAACTTGTAACCTTTTACTGGATTGTCTTTAATAACTCCATCTTTAAGAGTACCTTCTCTATGCTCTCTTACTTCATATCTTTTAGGGTTAATAAATACTGTATCTCCTACTTCAATACCTTTCACCATTGGTCCAACAGCTACCACAGTTTGGAACTCTTTAATTGTTCCTGATTTTGAGGCATCCAGTAGAGTTGTTCCTTTAATATATTGCTTGTCATCATACTTGTTCATGGTAGTTACAAGACCATTGAACATTGGTTTAATCTTCTTTACAGTTATCATTTTTTAATTGTTTTAACTTCTCAAATCTCTTCTTAACTCCCATCATTCTATCATAAGTACATGATAGTTTACCTATTGAAGGTATATTAAAGTTAGTTCTTAACTTATCAAACTCTTCTTTAGTAAGGTCTTCCTTTAGTGGCAAGGATTTTATGGACTCCCTTATAAACTTCCAGTAAGATTCATAGGCTTCTTTTACCACTTCTACTGGTATTCCAAGTTCAATTGATACCTGTCTTAATGCTTCTGAATATATCATTGAAACTCAAAGAATAACATTAATTTAAATGAACCTGTATCTTCATCCATATTAGGGATAAACTTTGGATTAATCTTTCCATCAATAATAATCCTATTCTTTCTGAACTTACCCATGATTACTTGAAAATGAGCTGGAGAAATATTACATTCCTCTCTTACCTTTCTCTTAGTATCTTCATTCATTGTAATCTGGTCAAGTACTTCTGGGTCAGTTATAACCTTACTTAACTTGTATCTTATTCTCACAAAAGCTGTTATAACTTCCATTTCTCTTTCTGTAAGATTATGAAATGGTTGTAGAAACTCAAACCAATATTTAAAGAAATTCCCATCAGCCTTGCAAGGAATCCTAATTACTCCATCTGCTCCCTTGCCCATACTACCTCCTTATTCTTTATTCTCTTCAGGAGCCTCTTTTTGCTCTGTAGGTTCTGCCATAAGAGACTCAAATTCAGAAGTACATTTCTTGATAAATTCTTTATCCAAAGGCAAATCAGGAGTAGTAATAATTCTCCATAGCCATTCAAGTCTCTTGAAGAAGTTAGATAGATTAGCTTCTTCTAAACTTTTAGCAAGTTGCTGATTCTGTAAATATAACTGTCTTGATTGCTCTGAAACCTGATGTAGAGCATTCTTTAACTCTTCCTCATTAAGAGGTTGTCTCATCTTTAATGCTGATGTATTTTTATCCATTCTTATTACTTGTTAAATAACTTCCACCATATCTTTGTCCATATAATTTCTCCCAAGCAAATATACTGGAAGAATCCATCTCTGTACCTCCACACTTAGTACAATAGTCAGTACCATCTGCACTTCTTATTGCTAAAGATAAGCAATGATGACAGTAGATAACTGGTTCAGCATTATAATCAACCTTATTTTCGTCTTCTCCCTTATCCATAATATTGCTTAGTTATAATATACTAAATATATTTGTCCTCCAAGAGGGAACATACTAACAATGTCCTCCTTCTTAATCTCAAGCTCAATAGCTTGTTTTATAACATCTCTAACTGTTGTACCTACAACAGCAGTAATCACTTTTCCATTCATTCTTAGTGTATTTAATTAATTGGGGGCAAGCAAGGAGTCGAACCTTATCTTTAGCCTATGAAACTAATGTGCTACCATTACACCAACTTGCAAGAGCAGATAGAGAGACTCGAACTCTCACCTAAAGATTGGAAGTCTATAGTACTAACCTTTATACTATATCTGCATTTTAATTATTTGAGGGAATGCCCAGAATTGAACTGAGAAATCTGCTTTACAAGAGCAGTGTTTTACCATTAAACTACAAACCCATTATGGTATCTCAAGAGGGGGTCGAACCCTCACTTTTACAGGGCTTAAACCTGTTGTGTCTACCAAGTTGCACCATTGAGACATCATTCAGTCAGCATGAACCTAAATACATACTGATTAATCTTTAGTATGAATGTCTCTGTCTCAGATTTAATACCAGCACATATAGTTGTTTCTGGTATTCCATCATAAAACTCTTTGGTCTTATACTGTACATACTTCATGAATTCCTTTGTTGAAGTAGCATTGAAAGGAGTACCATGAACTGTATTAAAGTCAAAAGAAACTCCAGTAATACCCATAGCTGATTCAGCTACCAAGTCTTGAAAATCACCTACTTCTTCAAGGAAATCATCTAAGTATAGATGTACCCCTCTTTTATCTCTGTTTGGAAGTTTGAGAGAAGCCCAATGTACATTCTTAGTTTGAGTTTTAATACCCTCAAGAACATTCACATATTCATGAAAGAATCTGAATAAACCAGCATCCTTATCTTCTTCCATTACTGTTTCTTCTCTTTGAAAACCTTCCAATAGATTGTCTCCAAATATATCTATCATATTGTTTTAATTTGATGTTACAAAGATATGTATTATAATTTATATATGCAAGTAAATCTGCATATTTTTTTTTTGTACCCTTAGTAGGAGTCGAACCTACAGCCTTCTGAGCCTAAATCCAGAGTGTCTACCAAATTCCACAAAAGGGGCATTATAAATTGTGGGAACTCTAAGAATTAAACTTAAGCCTTGGGTTTTTCAGACCCACGTGCAATAACCACCTACACCAAGTACCCATTAAGTGGGAGTAAAGAGAATCGAACTCATATAGCCTGAGGCAGTAGATTTACAGTCTACACTAATTCACCACATTAAAGTACTCCCATTTGTTCCCCCATGAGGAATTGAACCTCACCTCATAGATTAAAAGTCTATTGCCTACACCTGTTTGCTATAGGGGAATATGTACCTCCACTAAGACTCGAACTTAGAATCTTCTCCTTAAGAGGGAGCAGCTTTAACCATTCAGCTATAGAGGCATTTAATTGTACTGAGGGTAGGATTTGAACCTATACATCCTTTAAGACTACTGACAGTTTAGCAAACTGCTCCCTTACCATTAGGGTTAATCCTCCAACTTTAAATAAAGCCCACAATGACATTTATCATTTTCTCTGTAGTCACTGCATGGACATTTCTTATCCTCACCTGTATTATGACAGGGACATTCTCCATTATTAGCCTCACATCTTCTTAGTATAGCATTCACTACCTTATCATTAGGATTCAACACCCATCCTTCTTTTCTCAAAATTTGTATCATAATGCGGAGAAAGGAGGTCCCGACCCCCAGTCAAATAAATGACCAATCTGTTTTCAAGACAGTTCCCAGACCCTCTGAGTTCCTTCTCCATTTGCCCCTCCAACTCTTTGGTAGAGGACTTAGTTCAGGGCAGTGTATGAGGGAATTGAACCCTATCCACCTTCTTGACAGGAAGGTATGCAAAACCATTACACTTCATAGACTAATTAAACCTTTTTCTAACATTATATGATGGTTAGGACATAACCATACTAAGTTATCTAAAGAATTTATCTCTTCCACAGTAGAAGAAGGAGAAAATTGTAATATACCCTTTACATGATGAACCTCTAATATTTCATCAAATTCATGATTATGACAATAACTACAAACCTTCTCTACTTCACTTTCCAATAACGTTCTCTTAGCATCAGCTCTAATTGATGTTACTTTAGATGTTAGATATTTATTTCCTTCTATATAACTACCTAATGTTCTATTCTTTATGCTTCTACTATCTTTTGCACATGTATTGCATAATTTAGCTTTTGCATTTTTAAGTCCTCCACATATAGGACAGAACTTGTTAAAATCTTTTTCTCTCTTTGGAGAAATTCTATTATTGTAAGTAGCAGAACAGGACTGAGAACAGAATTTCTTCTTTCTTGTTTCTGAGGGATGTTCCACATCTCTCACTCTTATAATTTCTCCACAATTTAAACATATTTTTGGATTTAGGTAATATCTTCTTAATGCTTCTTCTCTATTCATACAACTTCCATTTTGTAATGGGTAGGGGATTTGAACCCCTAATGACTTCCTTGAAAGGGAAGTGACTTAACCAATTTGTCCAACCCACCATTTTGACTATCCTATCTTCACAGACCAGATAGTCCACTCTTTAAAAATCATGAAACAAAAAAAAAATCCACCTTCAAAAGTACCCCATTAAGGACTCGAACCTTATCTAAAACTTTAGAAGAGTCTTGTGCTTCCATTACACCAACAGGGCATTTATTGTTGTTCCAGCAGGAATTGAACCTACATTACTTGAGCCAAAATCAGGTGTAATAACCATTATACTATGGAACAATGTTCTTATCTTCTAATCATGATGCAAAGATAAGTCAAATATTTGATATATGCAAATCTTTCACTAATTATTTTCAAGATGGTATGAAAATACTCCAGAAGTGAATTAAGATAATGGGCTGAATTATTATCTTAATTAAATACCCATTATCTTATTAGCCCATTTTTCAGTATAAAAATGATAATAATTATATTTTCCATTCTTCCAACAACATCCAATATAATTATTAAGCCAAGCATGTAGTATAGAGGGAATACCAATAACCAATAAATATAAAGGACCAAGTATCTTACTCTGCTTTACATGACCACATTCATGTTTTATAACTATTTCTTTGTCAATGTAATCTTGATTAATAAAGATATATTTCCCAAGAGATACACCACCCTTAGTTTTCTGTAAATATACTTTAGCACCTACACTCCTTGAGTCATTATTCTCTATAACACATATTCTATTATCTTTAGATATAGACCTATAGATTATACCACATAAATTCTGTGGGAATTGCCACAACCAAAGTAGAAAACTAATTAACCATTTCATACCTTATATCTCTTTACATCCAACATTCTTGAACTAACTCCCTGTGCATAGTATCTCCTATCATTGTTATTTACTGATACACAGATAGCACCTTCACACTTAACAATGTTTACATTCTTAATAACTTCTTCAATAACTCTTTTCATATATTTGTTCTTTAAAGTGCATAACAATCCCTTAAGCAGATTGGTTCTCTGCCAGAGTAAAGTTTCCAGTACCCCTACCATGACACTTCATTACAGGCGGTTAATCCCCAAGAGCACTTTACCCTCAACCTTTTCTCATATACATAGGTGTGCTACTGTAACTTATAATCAAGGCATTTTTTAGCAGGATTTTCACCTCATCCACAGGCATACCAGCCTTTATATAAGCTCCCTATTTATGGGAGAAGTGGATTACTACCCTGTCAGCTCCAAAGCCTGAACTTCTGTAAGGGACTTCTTTGGAGGAGAAATTAGATGTATAGTTCTAATTCTGGTGCAAACATATAAAAAATAAATGATATATCCAAATCTGAGATTATTATTTATGAAAGTTTAACTATTGACTATATAATATGCTGTTCTTTTAAGGCTTTTAAACATCTTGCAGTCCATTCTACTAATGGTTCATCATTATCACAACTCATATATTGTCCAGTTTGGAATATGGAATGTACTATCTCATGTAGCACAGTAAGTTCAATTTCATCCTTTGATAGTTTACTACCATCAGGCTTCTTTGTACTAATAGTTATTACCCTTGAAGGACTTTCTGTTTCTCCAAATAACCACTTATCATTTTCACCAACTACTTCATCTACAAACTGTATTTTCCAAGTACTCCCAAATAAATTATAACTCTTCTCTTTCATACTTTTAATTTTTGGTCAAAGATAAGTATATAGTAGATACTATCCAAATAATTTAATTTTTTTTTTTTAATTTTTTTTTTTTGATTCATAGTCATGAGGGGGATATACACCAACCCCACCTCCCCCATCACTTAGCCAGTGGGGTCATACCCCCGTGGTTTAAACAATTATTCATTAACAATTTAATCATTTACATTATGGACAATCAGTTAAAATTCCGTGAGACATTGACAGTTGAACAGTTTAAAGCAGCTCAACATGTGGACAAAATCCAAGTGAAACAGAATCCTAAGACCAACAAGCTGTTCTTCACCTTTGGTGCTAAGACAGGAGCTGTTGCAGTGAAGGGTATTCCTACACATCCTATGGTATCCAATGTTGAAGCACCTGATGGCACATCATTCTGGCTATTGCATGAAGAAGGCACAGGTGGTGCACCAGTGTTGGCAACATTCTAATGAAGGAGGGCTTTGCCCTCTTTCTGTTTTATTCTTCTGAGCATTAATAGTATTTGCTTAGCATTAATAGTATTCTCAAACCCCTTGAAAGATTAGGTATGAGTACTACTTATTTTATTATATGAAACCCTTTGAAAGATTAAGTATCATATAATAGTAAGTTTAAGGTAGATGCAGGTTAGTTTAAATGCACTAACCAAGCATCAATACTATTTTCTCTAAGCATTAATAGTGTCTGGTTAGATACAATCTACTCCTATTATCACATATCTCTTCTGGAGTATTAATAGTGGTTGAGGAGATTTAATGCTCAGATGTAGTAAGTTGTAGGCTTTAAGTAGCCAATCTTATTGCATTAGAGCTTGTATTAGAGTGCATGAAGAATAGTGTCTCAAATGTCCTTTCTTTATTCTTTCTTTCTATGTTTGTTGAAAGTGTGAAAGTGTGGAAGAGTGAGTATTACTCTGTAACATTCTTCCCACATTATGCCACAATCAAAGACATGTCAAAAAGAAAAAGAGGAGTAATAGAATAACTGAATTTACTGGTTACATTGTTAGACTAAACAGTGCTTTTAGTTTAATTGGACCACAAAAAGGCATATAATAAGCACACAGTAAGCATACCAATGGGCTAATTTAGGCAATCAGATGTGAATAATAGTAGCATTTGACAGAACACATGCCATTAAAATGTGTTAAGAAATAACCAATATATAATAGATTAGATGATAAGGATAAGATATTTGATGGGGTTATATTGTAAGTATTGACCACTTAGGGGACTAAACAAACATCCACCTGAAAGATGAAATAATATGTAGAGAATGGCATCCTGTAAGTCCTGCTTGAGACAAAAGTCAGTAGTGTTAATACTTAAGACATAATTATCAGCAGAAGAGGTAATCCAGCAACACAGAGGACTCATATCTATTAACCGAGTAAAGGAATATTAAGAAGACAGTCAGCCTATGGTGGATATAATAACATCAATATCAAGGGCACATTAGTTCAGTGGTTAGAACATCACATAATGATTAATTAAAGGTAGTTATTGTGAAGGTCACTGGTTCAAATCCAGTATGTGCTTCAATGGAGAAGAATACTAAATATCATATTTGAGTGATTATGGCTAAGAAATATAATAGAAATAATTGTAGTTCTGAACTAAGAGCTACAGTTACAGACCAATTGGGTAGAACAGTTTCACTGTTTGGGACACATGCTTTTGAATGGTCAATAGTAATTGCATCAGATAATAGCATCACAATGCAGACCTTTAGGAAAGGTGATATTGCAAGAAAAGAGTTCAATAAATACAAAAGAAAAAGATAATGGATTTAAAAGAATATGCTCAACTATTGAAGCATAATAAGTACACCCTGTATAAACACACAGGTAATAACCTTGTGAATGTTGGGGATATTTATGCAAATACAGTTGAAGAAGCTGAGCACTTGGCATTATTGAATCACATTAAATATGATATTATTACAGTAACAGAATTCTTAAAATGAAAAATACATTCGGACTTATAGCAATAATGGGAGTATTATCTGCTATGTGTGGTATAGTCACTGAGATTACAGCAATAATAACAGTAATCTGTGGTATTCTTTACCTGTTTTATCCAACTACTAACATCAATAGATATGAAGAAGATTGAAATGATATTCAAGGGTATGTTATTATACATGACTACCCTTGTAACCATGATATTCATGATGGGTGTAGATAGTATTTATGACCAAGGATATTTCTTCTATGGTATAATGCTTGTAGCTGCACTTGTATTTGTGTGTTATAAAACTATTAACAAAGAGGAGCTTGAGATACTTACATTAAGTAAATATTTCAACCATCTTAATGATAAATTATAGGTATGTGTTTTATATAAGGTTAATTAAAGAGTAGCTCATGTTGTGAAACACAGCTACTCAAACTGCCCTCATAGTTCAGTGGATAGAACAATTTCCTCCTAAGAAATAGACCCCAGTTCAACTCTGGGTGAGGGTACTCAATTTTAGTTCGGGCAATAGTAATATTGCTACAGGAGGCTGGTATGTGAATATAGGTCTCCTTTTGTGATGTCTCCATAGTTCAAGGGAAAGAACAATAGTCTTCTAAACTATATATCTGAGTTCGAGTCTCAGTGGAGATACAATGGGGGATTTAGCTCACTATTTCTACTAAGCAGGGGAACCTAAGGGAAAAGCAAAATGTGATGCTTATGGGCAAGCCATAACCACTTAATGCAAAACTTAAATGTGGAGGTACAAAGAAGAAGTTACGTGACTTTTATAATTAAGTTTCAAAATGTATCTCTTGAATCATGCTCTTATGTTCTATCCTGTACCTTCTTGGGGAATGGAATTACCTCTTACATTAGGCTCAATAGACCTACATAAGTATAGAGGAGATACATTTGATGAGACCCAATTTACAGTATGTGAGGAAGCATACAATGGCTTGAGTGATTTCTTGGATAAAGAAGGAAACTTTGATGTTGAGGGTTATATAACTTTTTGTAATTCAGAAGCAGATAAACAATGACAACATTTGAGTATGGGAATGGCTATTTGCCAGAGATATGGTATTAAATAATTAAAGATATGTTAAAGGTGAAAATATGTTTGCATATATCAAACCTTTGACATATCTTTGCAGTGTTAAACAAATAAAGGAAACAATTATGTCCAAATTAAATCCAAGTGTGAAACCAGCATCAAAATTTGATGATTCAAGATTAGCTGGTGGTTCTGGAGCTATGGCAGCTAAACAGAGTAATGTAGCATTATTGAGGAGAGCTGTATTAGCTAATCTTCTTTGGGAAGATGTTGCATATATGGATGGTAAGAAGGTAGCAGAAGAAATTCAAAGATTGATACCTTTGTGTCCTGCTGCTAATGTGTATAATATTGCTCTTGAAGCAAGGTTAATGCAGAAGTTGAGACATACACCTCTGTTTATAGCAGTGGAAATGTGTAAATATCCTGAACATAAACTATTTGTGGCTGACTTGTTGCCTAAGATTATTACAAGGGCTGATATGCTTACAGATTTCTTGGCATTATATTGGAAGGATGGTAAAAAGCCTATCTGTAACCAAGCTAAGAAAGGATTAAGTGCTGCCTTTCATAATTTCAATGAATACAAGCTGGCTAAATATGACAGGGATGCAGCCATTAAGCTGAGAGATGTTATGTTCTTGTGCAGACCTAAGCCAAACAATGATTATGAAACCAAGTTATTCAAAAAAGTAGCTGACAGAACTCTTACACCTCCTGAAACATGGGAAGTGTTATTGTCTGCTGGTGAAGACAGGAAAGAAACTTGGACTAAGTTAATCTTTGAGAATAAGATTGGTGGTCTGGCTATGTTGAGAAACATAAATAACATGAAGAAAGCAGATGTTGATAGGAGAGTTATTGTTGAGGGATTGACAAGACTCAAATCATCAATGTTATTGCCTCTTGACTTCTTGAAAGCTGAAAGAATGAATCCTGAGTTCAGTAGGGATATTGAAGATGCTATGCTTGAAGCATACAAGAATCTACCTAAACTTCCGGGTAAAACCTTGTTTATAGTAGATGTTAGTGGTTCTATGGGTAGTCTTACTTCTGGTAGGTCACAGTTCAATAGAATGGACCAAGCATGTGCAATGGCTATGTTAGCTATTAATCAATGTGAGGACTATGAACTTGTGGCTACAGCAGGTATAGATGCCCTAAGAAAGCAAGCATCTGAACATATCAAATATCCCCAAAAGGGATTTGGTGTATTCAAGCAAATCATGGACACAAGAGGTAATATTGGTGGTGGAGGTATATTCACTAAACAATGTTTAGACTGGTGTAAAGCCAAGTTTAAAGATGTCCACTTTGATAGAATCATCATTTTCTCAGATTCACAGGATATGGATTATTACTATGATAAAACTACCCTTCCTGAGCCTTTTGGTACTTACAATTACATTTGTGATGTATCTACCAATATAAAGGGGGTGAATTATAGGGGTAGATGGACTGCTGAGATTTCAGGTTGGAGCGAGAAATTCCTTACATACATAGCTGCATTAGAGGGAGTTGAAAATAAATTTGAAGAAGATAATGCTTAAGATTTGTAAAGTTTGTGGTCAGTATAAAGAAGAATCTGAGTTTCCTATACATTCAGCAGGTAGATTAAGGTCTACCTGTAAGGAGTGTTGGAATAAGCAGAATAGAGAGAAGAGAAATCCAGAGAAAGAGAGACAAAGAGGAAAGGAATATTATCAAAAGAACAAAGCAAGAGTTATTGAAAGAACTAAGCAATGGGCTAAAGATAATCCTGAGAAGAGGAGAGAAATAGTAAGAGAAATGAGGAATAAAAGATACCAAGAATTTCTTAAACTAAAAGAGAGTTTGTCTTGTATTATCTGTGGTGAGTCTGACCCAGCTTGCATAGATTTTCATCACTTAGATGAAAATCAAAAGGAATATCAGATTTCAGATTTAGTTATGAGCAGAGAGAAGATGGTGGAAGAATTAAAGAAGTGTGTTCCAGTATGTGCAAATTGCCATAGGAAGATACACTACTATGGTTCTGACAAATATCCTCAACTGAATAGGTTTGAGGAACAGTAAATATAATGTTGTATAGTGTATAATAGACTTACTTCAATCTAATATGGATGTTGTTTACTAAACAATAGTCTGTTAGTTGTTCTTACAACATTAACTTATAATGCCATTAGTGTATTACAGATTTACATCAATAATCTCCTAAATTATCTACGATAATCTGTTAAATGTTCTATGGCATATCTTACAAAGACATCATTAGTGAAGCAAAGAGTTACTTCCTAATGGTTATATGGCAATATTACTCTTTGCACTATTCTATGATGTCTTTTATTTTTATAGGGGGATAGCTCAGTTGGTAGAGCAATAGAATGAAAATTATACTCTGTTTAAGGTTCTACAGTAATATGTTAGTGTGGAACAGAGTTACTTCAATAAGCGGGAAAATCTATAGGTCATTGGTTCAAGTCCAATTCCCCCCACACAAAGATTAGTGATATACAACACTTACTTCAATATTATACATAAATTAGAGTAAATTAAAGTAAGAAAGGAGTAGATTTTTTAATCAACTTATGTCCTTAGGGGCAACAAATTTCAGAAGTGTTGTAGAATATTCTATCTTTTAAAGGCTATCAGTTTTATTACTGGTAGCCTTTTCTTTTTATGCACATTCTTGTGATAATTAAGATATGTTTTACTAAAAAAAAAAAACAATGAAAAATGAAAAGAGTGGAGCTGAGAGCTTCGCAGAAAACATGAGAAAAAAATTAGGTATTTACAAACCACTTCCTAAAGAAGTAATGGATGATTTGAGGGAAGGTGTAATTAACATTGGTAAAAAGAAAGGTGATACCAATGCAGAAGATGTGTTGGATAACTGCCTGATTGAATTGGGCAAACTAAAAGACAACCAGAGTAAGGCTATTGTAATTACTTATCTACTTGGTACTCTGCCTATGGACTTGCAGAAATTCATTGCAGACCAACAGCAAAAGATTGTTATTGGTATTACAGCTAAGAATTTGGCAGGGGAAGGTCCACAAGCCATGTTGGGTATGCTTCTTATGGGAGCTATGCTTAGGGATGAAGATTCAGATGAATAATGAAATCAGTCCCTTGTAAGTTTGGAAGTTTAAAATATTATTCTTACCTTTGTAGAAATTTAAAAAAAAAAATAAAATAGTATGCAAATAGAAGAAGTATGGAAGGATATTCCTAATTATGAGGGGTTGTATCAGATTAGTAATTTAGGCAGAGTTAAATCTCTCCCAAGAAAGTGGTCTCCAAAAGAAACTATTTTAAAAGCTGAGGGTAAATCAGAAGAGTATCTTCATGTTAGTCTATGGAAAAATAGAGTAAGTTATCATTTGTATATACACAAATGTGTAGCTCAGTTATTTGTACCTAACCCTAATAATTACACTTATGTTAATCATAAAGACGAGAATAAGAGAAATAATGTTTATTCAAATCTTGAGTGGTGTACATTTGAGTATAATATGAATTATGGTACGAGAAATGAGAGAATTGGCTCAAAATTGGCTAACAGAAAAGATAAATCTAAGCCAGTTTTACAAAAGGATTTGAATGGGAATATTATTTCTGAGTACAAATCCCTAAGTGAAGCTCATAGAGTTACAGGATTTAGTCTGATGGGAATTAAGATAGCTTGTGATGGAGGTTATTTTGATAAGAGAGATAATAAATTCTATCCTATTACTACCTGTAAAGGTTTCAAATTTGAGTATAAAGAATGAATGAGATTAAAGTAAGCCTATCCATAACTCTTCAAGGAGGGGTTATGTATAGCCAAGAGCAGGCTAAAGCTCTTGAGAAAGAAAAAGTAGGCACAGGTTATGACACTTTCAATATGAAAGTAGAAAGTCTTAAGGATGGTAAGAAAGATGCTGAAACCATTACTGTAAAGACCAGAAAGTGTAAGCCTGCTGGTCAATCACTCAATCTTAGTATGGATGCTTATGACTACATGACAGGAAAAGAAGCTCCTTACTTTGTGAAAGCAAGAGATTGGGAGAAACTTACTAAGAAACAGAGGCTTGAAGCACATCTCAAAAGGATTGTGGAAGAGCTTGGTGGGGTGAGTTATACCTACACTGTTCATGATAATTAAATTATTTATAGTATAGGTAGTATGTTATTCGTATCAATTATAGTAGGATTATTGGGTATTATCTTACTAATAAAGACTTTTGTTAGATACCACCCTTATTTTGATTTAGTCACAAGCTATAACAAGTATATACTATTGCTATGGTATGATAAGGATGGTGGAAGAACTTACATAAAACTATTGGAAATATGAGTAAAGGGAGAGTTTTAACTAAGAAGAAGTGGGGGCATTGTGCCAGATATTGGAGGAAGTATAAATATAGAATCAAATTCCCAAGAGGGAAACTTAATTCATTTGAAGGAACTCATGCACCTATAGGCTATCCTCTTAAATACTTATCATGGCTGATGTGGTAAGAATAACTTAAAAAAAAAATTGGTGAAACCTATGTAGGACAAGTTTTTGGTTATAATTAAGAACTTCTTGAATATTAAAGTATAAAGCAATTACATCACATTTGGATATTCCATTTGATAAGGTGTACTACAATGACAGTATTGAGCCAAATGTAAAACAAATGTTATGAAACAAAGAGTATATAATATCCTTATGCTCTTACTGATTGGTGGTCTATATGGTTTATACTATATAGACCATCAAGAGGAGCACAAGGAACCTGAAAAGGTGGATGTGTTGAGATTGGAACAACCAGAGTTCTTACTATCAGAGGCTCCTGATGATTATCTTATGGAGGCTTTAGAGTATTATAATGTTAAACATAAGAACATTGTATATGCTCAGGCTATTCTTGAGACAGGTCATTTCAGGTCTAAGGTCTGCAAGGAGTACAATAACTTATTTGGACTCTACAATAGTTACAAAGGTGATTATTACAAGTTTGACCACTGGAGTGAGAGTGTGGTTGCCTATCTCAATTACATACAATATAGATACAAACCCCCGGATGATTACTATCAATTTTTGATTAAAATAGGTTATGCGGAAGACCCGCAATATGTAGAAAAACTAAAGAATATAGTAAAGAGATATGGATAGAGAACAGGCTCAGGAAGAGATAATGAATATAAGGAGTAATTCTATACTCTGTGAATTACCTACCAGTTACTAAAATATTTATACTATTGTGTAGTTCATAACCTTATTGTATCTTTGTAGAAGTACAAAAGATATTAATATGGAAAGGAAAAACAATTGTAGAGTGTCAGGTATTTATTGTATAATCAATATTCTTAATAATAAGAAGTATATTGGCAGCAGTAGAAATATCTATAGTAGATGGTATAAACACAGGGCTAATCTTAGGGGTGGTTATCATCCTAACTCATACTTGCAGAGTGCATGGAATAAGTATGGTGAAGAAAACTTTCACTTTCTTATATTATGCAGATGTCCAGAAGAATCCCTCTTGGAAACTGAACAGAATTACATAGATAGCTTAAAGCCTGAATACAATATTATGTTAGAGGCAAAAAGGACTATTGTAACTGATGTTATTAGGGAGCATATAAGTGAAGGAGTTAGAAGGGCTATAAATGAAGGAAGGATGCCTTTGAATCCTATGGTTGGGAAAAAGATGTCTCCAGAACATTTAGCTAAACTGCCCCAAAATCAAAAGGGATATAAATGCCCAAAAAGGCAGAAAGGTGTGTATATTTATGACTTAGATATGAATTTTGTCAATAAGTATAATATACTAAAAGAGGCTGCTGAATTTATTGGGGTTGCCTTTCAAGTTATTAGCTATACTGTGTTAAAAAGTAAATCACACAAATGTAA